GAAGACCCGCTTCAATTAACGTAGGTAAAGCCTGTACAATACCATTAATGAGGGCCATCATGATCTGAACCGCGGCGTCTACAATAGACGGTAATGCTTGTACAATAGCTCCGATAAGAGCTTGTATAATTTGAATACCGGCTTCAATTAACTGAGGTAGGGCTTGTATTAAGCCGTTAAGTAACGTGGTAATAATCTGTACAGTAGCTTGTACAATCGTCGGTAAGGCTTGGGATATACCTTGAATAAGCGTAGTTAAAATCTGCATTCCCGCACTAACTAATTGCGGTAGGACCGAAACTAGTGTTTGCGTAATCGCAGTAATTACCTGACTAATAGTCTGGGTAATTTGTGGAATAGCCTTAGTAATACCTTCAATAATTTTAACTAAGATTTCAGTTCCCTTTTGTACGAACTGCGGTAAGTATTTAGTTATAGCGTCTGCTACATTTTGAATCGTAGTAGACAAGTTATCAAACACTTGACGGATACCGTCTGCGTTCAAACTTCCAGTCTTAGCCCACGCCTTTAGGAATAATACTACTAAACTAATAGCTAGTCCAATAGGGCCAGTAATTCCTAGGAACGCTAATCCAAATTTGGTAATAGCCGATATGGCAAGGGACGCAACTCCTCCAATCTTACCGAACGCTCCTCCCATCTTTTCCAGTACTCCACCAATGAACCCTTTAATAGAGTCACCAGCTACACCTAATTTTTCGGAGAAGTGTTTCAAAGGTTCACCGATTTTATCTCGAACCGCCTGTCCAAACTCTTTAGCTTTCTGACCAGCTTGATGTAACCATTCCCATAAGACCTTGAGTTTTTCAGCTGCCCATTGAGCGGCTACTCCTAACCCATTCTTAATAGAAGGCCAAAGCTTGTCAATAAAGTTCCTAAATGTTTCAGACTTAGTATAAGCAATCATGAACACGGCTACAAGTGCGTAAATGATACCAATTACTGCGGCTATTGTTCCCATAGTACCCGCAAATCCAGCTCCTAAGAATTGAATTGCGGTCTTAACCTTAACAATAGTACTAATAACCGTACCGAAAATTAGTAATAGTGGACCTAACGCTGCGACCATTGTCCCGAAAATAACTACCATTTTCTGACCTAATGGTGACATATTTACGAACCCTTCAATGAGTTTCGTAATCCATCCCACTAATTTGGATAAAGCCGGTTCAAGAATTTGTTGAATGATAATGGCGGCTGACTCGAAAGCTCCTCCCATTTGTTCAATCTTACTTGCTAAGTTATCCTGCATGGTAGCCGCCATTTCCTTAGCCGCGCCATCCGAATTAATTAACGAGTTGGTCATCTTATCCAATTTTTCGGGACCAGCGTCAAGTAACGCTAACATACCTGAAAGGGATTGCTGACCGTACAATGTAACCAAGTGTCGGTTACGTTCCTCTTGTGTTAACCCTGCGGTAGCTTTTTTCAGCTGACCAATTTGTTCACGAAGAGGTACCATTTTCCCGTTAGCGTCGTAAAACGATACACCAAGTTCATCCATGGATTTAACCATAGCCTTAGTAGGTTTAGCAATACGGGACAAGGCTCCACGGAGTGTCGTACCCGCTTGTGAACCTTTAATACCTGCGTCCGCCATGATACCAATAGACGCCGCAGTTTCCTCTAAACTTAGTCCCATCGAGTGGGCTACAGGAGCTACATACTTCATAGCTTCCGCCATGTCTACAGTCTCTGCGTTAGTGTCTGCGGCGGCTCTAGCGAATACGTCTGCTACGTGTCCAGCTTGATTTGCTTCAAGTCCGAACGCACGTAAGGAACTAGCCATAGCTTCTGCACTTTGGGCTACGTCCCCTCCGGACACGGCCGCAAGGTCTAACGTACCCGGCATAGCGTTCATGATTTCATTTACAGTGAAACCGGCTGACGCTAAGTTCTCCATCCCTTGAGCAGCTTCTTTAGCACTGAACGCCGTCTTAGCCCCTAACTGAATAGCCTGTTGTTTCATCTTATCTAGCTCACCTCCCGTAGCACCGGCGATTGCTTGTACACGGGACATTTGAGCTTGGAACTCGTTACCTACCTTGACGGAAAGTCCAGCCATGGCTAATAGGGGTAATGTAACTGCTTTAGTCATCGTTTTACCCATGGAGGTCATAGATGAACCAATTTGAAACGCTTTCGAGGATTCAACGGCTAGTCGTTGGGCCTGACTTTGAGCTAAATTTAGCTGGGAGGTAAAGTTGGAGATATCTAGTGTCATCTTTGCGGCAATAGTACCTAAATCCATTTAAACTCCTTTCAATCAATAAAATAAGGGTGACCGGAAAGGTTCACCCTAGTAACGTTTGAAGACCCGGATTGCTCTTTTCATCTTCCGGATACCGAGGTTGTTTATCGTCGGCTAAGTATCTAATATAGGCGACTGCCGCGGTATCGAAACAATATTTTCCAATATCGGTCTGAAACCCAGCAACCTCGCTAGGACGGATATGAAATTCGCTAGCCACTGCTATGACATTAGTCATCTCCCTTGACATTACGAAAGGATTCAGCTTCTTGAACCTCTCCGTACATAGCTCCGAAGATGGTCATCAACTGCTCATCCGTTAGGTACTCACCTACTTCTGCGTATGTAGGTTGAACCATTGAAGCTTCTGCGAATACTCGAAGAAGTTCAGCCATATCCTTCACACCGGAATCAGATGAACTAAGTTTAGCCAAAGCTTGTTTCTTAACTTCATCTGTAATTCCTGCGGTAACGTCAGTAGCTGATCCCGCTTTAGTATCCTCACCGAAAAGTTCAGTTACCTTACCTAACAATGTATTAGGGATACGCCCATTAGCGAGTAAGGCCATGATACCTGTGGTTCGGATTTGAATGTGAATAGGTTCGTCCTTTGGAGTAAATCCAGGAATCTGGATAATCTGGAACGAACGATTCTTAAATTCTTCTGCGGTGATAATCTTAACTGATGTCATAGTAGTTGTCCTCCTTTAAATCTAGTCGCCGTATTGTGCTACTAGTGTAATATCGCGGTCTGGTACATTCATAGTATCGAAGTCCCAAACAGTTGAATCACCTAATACTTTCCATCCCTTGAACTGTTTACCACTTGGTCCAGTAGGATCAGCTGGTTTAGGTGTAATCTTCTTACCTGTTTCGATTCGAAGTGCGTTAGCGGTACCTGTACCACCGTTCAAGTCGAATGAAATTGTACGAAGTACAGCAGGTAATTCAGCTACATAGTCCATACCCTTGATAGGTAGACCAGCTTTAGTAGCTTCACGTGCCTTGATTGTAAACTCAGGTGCGTAAAACTCTTTACCTACGTTCATACCAGGTGCAGTACCTGTACAGTTGTTCAGTGTAAGTTTTACGTAGTTGACAATTGAATCCCCTACATAGTTAGGGATATACAAGGTCATGCGGAATGGTTTCATGTTAGCGGCACCTGAGGCCAACATAGGTGAATCATATCCAGCAATAGCTCCACCCTGACGACGAACTGTACCACCTTCAATCAAAGCCATAACTTCTGGGTCGAATGTATTGTCTTTGAATGTGAGGTTATATCCGTACAAAAGGTCTGGAGTACGTACGATAGCTAAAATACGAGTATCGTTACGTTTAAGGTCTTCAGTACCTTCAGATGTAACGGCCTCGAGTTCAGCAGTTTCTGCCGTATCCATTGCGAACTTAACTCCCCCAACTTTAGGAAGCTGAGTGAGTGGGTTAAGTTCTTCAATTTCTACGTACTTAATTCCGTAAAGAATATCTTTACTCATTTATGCAATTCCTCCTTGCGGTATTCGGTATTCAATTTCCATTCTATGACGTTCTAAAGTTACGTCATAATAGTCACCTGTCTCGGCGTACGTGATTTCGTAACCCATCTCATTGATAAGTTTTCGAACCTGTACCCCGTACTGGTCAATTGGAATAATTGAATTTGCGTGAACGTAAATTTTAACCTTCCAATAGGCAAAACTTCCTAAACGATTAGTCTGACTCGGTAGTCGGTGACTGTACGCTAGTACAATATAGTCATCCGGCCGTTCTTCCTGCTCGTCTGGTGTAGGGTTACCTAGACTTAAAAAGTTAGAAGGGGCTGCTGGTTGAAAAGTTGGAAGGATTTCTTTTAACCTGTCCATCATAGTAGTTCGTTTCGTCATACTATCTCCTAACTCAATAATCTTCTTAATGAGCGATAAAGCTCTTCGACGTTCTCCTCTATAGATTCCTCTAAGATTTTAAATCGTCTCTGATGCGCTAATTCTAGCCAGTAACCGTAGGACATATGATGGGCCACTACAATCATTACCTGGTCTTGGGTTATGAACCCTGCTGAACCTGCTAACTTTTGACGGGCGTTACCTGTACGGTCAGTCCAAGGTGCGTGTTCTTTTGCGTAAGCTTCCATTTTAGTAGCCGCAATTTCCGCTAGTGTTAGAATTGATACTTCAATCTTACTGCGGTATTTAATGCACTCTGCTACAAAGGAATCTACATCATAAACTAGTTCAGCCATTAGTCCTTAACCTCCAGTTTAACCTCGAGTAGAATGTTCTGCTCTAATATGTTATTAACTTCGGTAACTCGGTACTTTCGATCGGATACTAGTACAGTAACTGTATCATCTCGTCGAATGTCTAATCCCTGCTCCCATAGAACCAATAACCTAATAGAGTTCTGCGATAATACTCGTCCTCCGTCACTTGCGTTAACGGATAGGTTCGGGGACGAAGCGTTATCAAATACGCAACGTAAGTCACTGCGTACGATACCTCCTTTAGTATCCCGCTTCCGTCCACCGTAACCGTCCGACACCCAGACATCTCTAGTAATAGTGACATGAGTAGGGGCGGTGTCTATAACACGACGAACCTGTGACCTAAAATAGTTCAAGTTATATGTCATGTACCGTCCGCCCTTCTCATTAAGACAGTGGACCCAGAACTAGCTTTAAATTCGGCTTCCTCCTGTTCGCGTTTGTACTCGTCATAGAATAACTGAGCCATACTCTTCCAGTAATCAGCGTCACCTTGTAGCTTAATAGGTCCTAGTGTTACAGCATCATTTCGAGTATTCAAAAGGCAAATCTTGTAACTTACATAAGCCACTGACTTATGTTGGTCAAGTAGAGCGGAAATTTGCTCATCAGTTAATGGATTTACCGAATTGACATTATCAGTATTAATTTTAACTAATTCAATATCCGCTTCTTTAGCCATTTTACTCTCCTAACTCGTAGTGAATCAATGCGTCAATGTACTCACTTTTACGTGACAATGACGTGATATCAATACCATTGGATTCGGCCAGTTCTAAAAGTTCTCCGACTTTCATACCGGCGTACTCCTTACGCATAAGTTCAATTTCAGCTTCCCGAGGATCGAGTGGTGACGGTTCAGTTGATTGAACTGTATCTGTATCATTTTGATTTAGAATTTCAACTGAACGCGTCTCTTTTACATGCTCCGCCTCCTGAATCGGGAGAGCAAAACCACGTTGAATAAGGGAATCTGCTAAAGAATCTGGACACTCAAAAGTAGTACCTGCGTGAACTACCGAACCCTGTACAATTACCGAAGTAACAGATTTTAGAACTGCCATATCGAATCCTCCTAGTTCGTCTTAATCACACCTACGTAGTCGATACCTTCGAATGATGGGATCATTACCGCAGATACTACGGTCACTACGTTGACTGGATGAGTTTCCTTGAAGGTAGTAACGGTAGGTCCTCCAGCGAGTACTTGAACTTGAGCGGCTGAACCACCTGTTGACAAGTCAAACGCTTCTGGAGTAGTTCCGTACCATGTGTGACCTACTGGAGTAGGAGGTAGAAGTACTACGTTACCGTCATCAATTAGGCTAAATTGACGAATATTTCCATAGTCAGGAAGTTTGTCAGCTGAAGCGAATTGAGCAATCTTCTTGCTATATACTGCAATTTGAAGTTCAGTCTTAGCTGCTACAAATTGTTCAGCATCCGCAGGAAGGATCATCAAGTTCTTCCAGTCGCCTTGTACACCCATAGCAAGAGCTTTCTTAATAGATTCACTCTTAACCATGTCATTGTACGTCTTACGGTTCAGGATCATACGAGTAGGACGTACACCTGTACGATCTTCGATATCATCCATCGCAGCAAGAATGTCTTTGACTGGGTCAGATTTAGTAGGATCTGTCCAAACTTGAGCCGCAGTGTACTTCTGTTTAGCGTCCATATTGTAATCATATGTGTATTGTGCTTCTGCGTTGGTAGATTTAACAGTAAATTTACCATATTGAAGCAACTGCATACGCATGTATTCTGCTTGAGCTTCTACACCGTCTACTAAATTCTTAGTATCGTCGTAGAGTTGAGTAATGATTGGCTGAGCAAGTCCGACACTTTGAGTCAAAAGAAGTTGCAAGTTTTGACGGTCTTTCTCACCAAGTCGCATAGACTCACGGAAGAAGGCCATCTCTGTTGCTTGTTTTTTGAACCCAGCACGTTCACGGATGCTAGCCTTAGCATCGTAGTTAGATGGTTGAATTGTTACTGGAAGGTTAGATCCACCTTTCAACCAGCTAATATCTGTACCCGTTTGTTGGGCGTTAGGGAACAATTGAGGTCCGAGGTATTGTAATGCATTAGAAGGCAAAGATTGAATATAGCTTGCCACCTCATTAGCATTTAAGTAGTCATAAATGTTCATTCATTAGCCTCCTATTTTACAACTAAAATCATAGCGTTCTTAGAAGTAGGTACTGCTCCTCCTACTTTCTGCAACGCAGCGTACTTAACGAATCCATGAACAAGAACTGTAACAGTTACATTTTCTTCGCCTGGATAAACTTCTTGGTCTGTGAAGATTACACCGTCAAATTGTTCACTTGCTTGAGTAACCTGAAGACCTGTTGAACGACCATCTAGTGTAGTCGCATTAGTAACAGTAGTACCCGCTAAGATGTATTTCTTACCGTTTACTTCAGTAGCAGCAGTAGCCGGAATTTGAGCTGAAAATGCTACATAGTGGTCCGGAATTGCTACAATACTGCGAGTAGTCTGATTTAAATCAGTAGTCTTAACACGCACATTTGGCATGAGCTTTCCTCCTATTATTTAAAGAATGAAGTAGTTTCTGATTGATCCGCTTGGACTTTACCCACCGCGGCCGCCAGTTGCTTACCAAAGGCCCCAACCTCTTTTGGAGGTGTAGGACTAGAACCTAATCGACCTGAGTTACCTGGGTTACCTGTACCTGCCTTACCCGGTTCCGGTGAACCTTCTGGTTCAGGTTGAGGTTCTACGTCTTTGAATAAGTATTTCTTAGACTCCTGCACGATTTTCAATTGGTCCTCTAGACCTTCTACCTTACCGTCGTCGTTGACTGTAATTTTAGATAAGTCCATGAACCCTAGAATGTCAGAGGCTGGAGCAATGGAGTTCTGAATCAATGGTGTCAACCGTGACTCTAAAATAGCATTCTTAGCTAACGCTGATTGAGCTTCTAGTTTCTGCGTAAGTGTCTGAATGGTAGCCTGCGCATCGCTATTATCTTCCACTTGTTTAGCTAGCTTCTCTAGTTGCTCTTTTTGTTCAGTAACTGAACTGTTAGCAGAATCCCGCTGACGAACAACTTCGTCGAACCTAGCATGAGGAACAAAGTGTTCTCCGTCCCCGTCAATAAATACCTTAGCATCTAATTCTTTCGAATTATTTTTAACGGTATCTTCAACCTGCTTTACCGTTGCATCATCAAGTCCTTTTAGAAGGTCTTTCAGTTGGTACGCCATATTTTCTTTCCTCCTGAGTTTACGCCCTCCGGCTGAATCTTCTGTTTTTATTTAATCTTGGAACAGTGAAACCAAGTTCGAGCCATTAAGGTGGCAAGTCCTTTCTTACATATTATAACATAAATAAAGACCATTCGGAAAAATGGTTCGGAAACTGATGTAGACTATTTATAGACTAAAAAGAGATTCGAAAGTTTCGAACCTCTAATAACTTTTAACAAAATCAATATCACTTGCGTTATATCGAGTAGGATCGTTCAGTTCACTGTACCAGGTATCTAATTCTTCATTTGGTTCACCATGTACCCATGCCCTTAGTTCATCTGCGATTTCGTCCATAGACTTATCGTACCAAACAGTCTGGTAACACATACCGTTCGGATGATCGAAAGGACATTCTTCTATAGGAAAGATTTCTCCGTCTAGGTCTATACAGGCTTGGCAAGTTCTACCAGGCGCGTGTACAGAATGCCATTGAACATATTTACAAAAAGGGTTCACTTTTCCCCAAGACCGAACTCCTGCGGTAGCTGAATGACTAATAGTAGTTCTAGCTAATCTTAAAGCATTGTACTCTAGGTTCTGATACTTTCTAGCTGTAGTAGGACCAAGTGTTTCAGATATCTTTTCAGCGTTCCATACTTTGCGAGCAGCTGGATTAACATACTGTTCTAACATCTTAGACATATCTACTGCGCTCATCCCACTAGCCAGTCCACGGGTAACTACTTCTTGAATATCGTTACCCGCTTTTGAAGCTACTGACCAGATACGTTTAGATAAGTTTTTACCATCCTTGTAGATTTCCCCTTTAACCACAGCTTCCGCCGCTAGTTTCGAATACACTAAAGAGATACCGCGAAGTACTCGTTCGAAGTCTTTTGCAGTACTCTGACCGTCTTCTCCTAATAGAGCTAAGGTATGTAGTAGTTGTCCGTCCAGTACATTCTTAGCGGCTTTGTGAGAGTAGGTAGTGGCTAATTCTAATATAACTGAATACAAGTCATAAGCATAATCTTTATAGATTCGTTTAGGTAAGTATCCAGTTCTGGACTTTTCTATCTTACTAATCAAGTCCTTAGTTGCGTCATTGAACGCTTTCAGTACCGCCGTTTCCTGTTCCAGGTTCAGTTTCACTGTCCTCTGATGAATTGCCTTTTCCCAGCTGGACAAGTAAGAATTCTTTTTCGCGTTCACTAATATTCAACTCCTTCTTTAGTTTACGTGTAAGGCCCTGAATCTTAGTAGCCGCATGTTCATCCTGAATACGAATAGCATGGTAACGGTTCTGATTAATGTTAGGACCTTTGTCTAGTTCGGCTTTGATTTGTCGGCGATATGTGTTACGGTCACGGATTAGTTCATTGACCTTTTTATCCCCTACGAAGGTAGTGTAACGCATCCGACAGTTCGGACATTCGAAGAAACGCCAGTCGTACACCTTGTCAATCTTAGTGTCACGAATGTCCTTCTGATGTAGTTCGAAGTGGGCGTCACAATAATCACACTTAATTTTAAAGGTCTCGTTCGACATCTTCTCCATGCTGTTCGTCTTTGTGTTCCGGACTACCTGCTTCTTCATCTGTTTCTTCCGGGCGTTCTTGTTCATCTTCAATCTCCTGTTCATCTAGTTCTTGGGCTAATTGCGGTAATGCTCCTGCAGTTACTTCATCAAGTTGGGCTTGTTCTTCTAGGATACGGTTCCATTCTTTGTCCGCTTGTTCCTTCTTACTAAATTCTTCAATGTAGGCTTGGTGACTACGTACATTAGTTTGAACTTCATTTAGCGCTACTTGACGGGCAGATGCTTCGTCACTTGGTAATGGGTACTTATGTTCAATTGACAATGTAGTAAGAGCTGAATAGCTATTCTTAATCTCGTCCGGTAACACACCTAGGTCTACATTTACTTTAGCTAAAATTTCTTCAATCATAGACACCATCCATTGAATAGCCGAATCCCATTCGACCCACTTAGAATCACAACGGCTCATGAGGTCGTAGAATAGGAATTGCATTGCGATACCTGATGGAGCGTTCTGAACTTTTTCTGGAAGCGGTTGGTCCATCAGTTCATACATTGCCTTTTTAGCTTCATCTAAATAGTACTGCGCGGCTGGTAGGAAATTAAATGTTCCTGAGATGGTAGTGACTTGAGCTTGTCTAGCTGAACCGGAACCTCCAATAGCCGCGGTATGGTCAGACTTAATATCCACTAAAGCATTCGGCGCAATCTTCATTCCTTTAAGAGATTGACTCGAACCGTCAATAACTACAGGTTGTTCGAACATTTTAAATTTCAGTGCGTCACGTAGGTCTGAAACTGTTCGGTTATAGTTGTCCCCGATTGTAATAAGGTCCTTCACGTCACTTGAACCATAAATGTCATTCGTCAAAGGTTCGTTCAGAATCACTCGACATGGGATTTCAGTCAAGCCAGTCGGTGCGGACTCTTGTACAGTTAGAGGTACTTCAACAGGGTTACCTAAATTATCTGTAATTTGGACTAACTTAGCCTCTGTCTTTTTAATAGTAGTGGTACCTTCTTCTGTGACGTAGATTTGATTTGCTTCTCCGTCTGTTAGTGTATAGGTTAACCAGCACTCTTCCTTGTCGTCCTCCAGCGCATCTGCGATTCCAGATTCAGAAGCACTTGCTTTCATTTCATAACGATAGTGGTGCCATAGTTGTGATTCAGCTTCCATGCCTTTGGTACGTTCATCTTGGTACACAATGTCTACCGCTAATAGACGTGATGGGTCTTTAGGGTCTACGATGTAAGTGAACTGCGGCATAGAGTAGAACTGAACATCAATCTCCTGTCCCTCATTACCTAATACTAACATTAAGACACGTTTTCCTACTGTAGCATCTACTAGAGCATTTGCTGCTTTTGGCCAGAACTTAGCTTTACTTAGAATGTCGTCGAATAGAATACGTTTATTCTCCGCCGCCTTGTCCTGACTCTGAACAAGTGGGTTGAATGTTAGTTCAGGTTCATTACCCATCATGAAACGAGCTTGCTTCTTGATCAACTGTTTCACAAAGTTACGAATCTCTCGAGTAGGTACATAATCTAGACCTTCCTCCTTAATCTTCCAGGTTTGACCATAATCACTATTCATGTCAGTGACGTCGAACCCGTCGAAGTATTGGTAGTACTTCTCAACCTCCTGTAGTTCCTTCTTGAACTTTACATTCTGTGCGAGTGGACTTAGAAAAGCCTGACTAAGAACCTCGTCGGTATGAGAAATAGCTTTAGATTTTTTAGCCATTTGTAATTCCTCCTTATTAGTATTATACAACTTTATTGGCTAAAGTGTTTACGCTCTTGCACCTTTTCCGCTCAACACTTGAATTTCAAAACCAAATTCATCGTTAATAAGTGCATCAGTTAGACAGGCATATCTATTACGGTCCATACAGTGGTCGAACTCTTTTACCACCTGGTCCACACCACGCTCACTAGCCTTATTGTCCCAGCTATACGCATAGTACTCGTCTATGTCGTGCGTGTTACTTGGGTCTAGTGTAAAACGATTTTCGGTTAATAGTTCAGCGTGGAATGAAATACCTAGGTTCACATCGTTCCGCGCAGGTATGATTGGAATCTGCTTTCGAACTATATATGGATGCTTCTGTAGTTCGACAATCATAGCAGACGCAGATGGGTCTAATATAATGTAGTCAATGTCGTACCCACGTATCATCTTCACTAAATCGTTTGCGTATTCTTTAGTAGTCTTTTGTAAGACGTTCGAAAAGGTATTATTAGATTGGATATCTGCTTCTGTTAACTGTTGTTCAGCTTCGCGACCTGAATGGTAATAAGATTCAATAAGATGGTAGTGACGAAGACGTCTAGAGTATCCATATACCCCGAAGGTAGTAGCGTTATAAATACCAAAGTCTCCCGCTACAAAGATACGGTCAAAGCCTATGTTTAGTTCCCTGACATGCTGTTCTTCATTGAACATTGAATACACTAATCCATCTGCTGTTACCCATAGACCTAATATGAATCGTTTACGGAAAACTCCAGCATACATCTTTTCATACCGCGCTTTAATTGCGGGACTGAGACTAGGATTATCGTTCATAGTGAAATGTAAGTACAGTATTCTCTTCACTACTGCCTTGTCTATCCACTCTTTCTTGAAATAGTGATTCGGGTTACCTGGGTTACAACTGAACCACATTTTAGAACCTAATACTGAACACCGTCCAGTTGCTTGGTTGACAAAGGATTGAGGCATGAGAGCTACTTCATCACAGAATATACCCGCAAGTGTCATCCCCTGAATCAGGTCTTGTGAACTCTCGTCCTTACCCCCGAAGATATAGAAGTAGTTAATGACTTCCTTATCTCCGTCCATTCTAGCTATGACTAATAGATTTTCATTTCTAATATCTTCTATTCTGTAGCCGCGACTCGATAGCATTTGCTTGAGAGGCTGAACTACGTTACGACGAGCTGAGTGAATAGTCTTACCACAGATAGCAAAGTTCTGTCCATTGAAATCATTCATTGCCCAAAGGACAAACGACAGTCCCATTGACACGGTCTTACCTGAACGAATAGACCCATCAGCAATGACGACATCAAAGTCTTTATAAGGAGAGTTATCTGTCCACCAAGTGAGTAGCTGAAGTTGTTTCTTACTAAATGGTACAAAGTTAAACTTCTGTACTTTATTTCTTAGTCTACCCATGCGACCTCCTAGAAGTTGATATCTTTAAAGTCGTGACTGACTAATTCTAACGCACCTAATAGTTGTAACTTACTTTTAGCACAATGAGCAGAGAAGATCTCTCCATTCTTTATTCCTATTATAAGTACAGAATCATATTCCATTTCACGAGCTTCATCTAATAGTGAATCTATTTCAGTGCGCGTGCGTCTGTTTTCTTGTTCAGTTATATGATGTATTTTCATCTAGCTACCTCTTTCTAATATATACTTCGGCGCGTGTTCACCTTCATGTAGACGAGACGCTTCTTTAGGGTTAATGAGGAACCTACCGTACGCCTCTACTTCTATATAATTAGGTCCTACATGAGTAATGACTCCAGGTTCTTTTACAGTTTCCTTTCGGCGAGGTCTAGGATAGATTACTACAATAGTAAAGACTAGAATAACAATTCCCCAGATGAACATTTCTTTCTTAGTCATTGTCAGCCTCCTGATTAGATACTTCCTTTATATAAGCTCCTGTTTCGTTAGCGAAGTCTTTCCATACTGCTTTTGCCGCATTGTCTAAAGCTTCTACAAAGTTATCGCGTACCTCTTCTTCAGTATCTCCATCGCCCATCTTCTTACGCAATAAGGTAATCTTTTCACGTTCGATTTGTAGTCTATACTGAACTTCTGCCGGTATCATACCATTAGCTCTTTCCTGTCCAGCCTGTGCGCGATCTATGATATTAGATAGTACATCTAACGCACCCCATCTAAGTTCTCCTTTATTAGTCATAAGGTATTTATCTGGGTTATCTAATGCCATTTCTATAATGTTCATTAGCTTCTCCCACGCCGCATGGTATTTAATGTTCACTGACACTTTAAAGCCTGCATACATCTGGGTTAGTGTATCGTTAGTTACTAATGACTTCTCATCGTCGAACTGTTTCTTTAACTTCACCCACTTACCCTTTGAGCGCAAGATTTCTACTGTCGTTTTAGAGACACCGTAACGATGAGCAATCTCTGCCACATCCATACCTCTAATAAACTCCAGCTTCATTCTTTCGTTACGTTCCTGCTTACTAAGTTTAATGCCTTTGTAATCAAACTCAATGACCTCGTCTAATTCTACACGCGCCTTTTGCTTCACTGGTTTCCGTCCAGGCTTCTTGCGCGAAGTACGTTTCTTTGTCCTAGGTCCATTAGGTACTTCAGTCATCTATTTACCCCTTTCAAATTCTTTCTACTATATTATACACCATTTACATAAGAAACTAAAGTAGTGAGTAATAACTGAATCAGATAAAGAATGTTCGGAAATTATAAATAAAGCTTCTCGAATTTTCGAACTTATTTCCAGCTTGTTTTCGAACTTTCGAACTTATTTTTCAGGCGTTTCGAACTTTCGAACCATGTTTTCGAACTTTCGAACTTTTGTTCAGAAATCAGTTTCGAACCGGTTCAGAAATACGGTTCAGAAATATGGTTCAGAGTTTCGAACTTTCTAATAATTTCACAATAGTTCGGAAATTCCCTAATCTTGTAGACCCTTCTGTACCAACTATTCTGGGACGTTTTGTAAGTTGGTTTGTGGAAGTCGCTCTTCCGTCTAAATCCTTACGCTCTTCCGTCCGTTTGCCTGTAGTTTCAGCTATATTCTTAGGTCTAAAATGTCTAGTCTATTGTCTCCTATTTCCTTGTTTATTTACTACTACTATTGGGTTTTATAGTAGATAGTTCGGAAAGTGCATTTCCTGCGCGCATTGATTTTCCTTACTGTATAAAGGTTTCTAAAAGGTTTTGTATTGTTATGTATTTAGTTAGTTTATAAGAAGTATTCGGTCACTTTCGGCGCATTTTTGGCGATTTTTATGCGTTTTCTCTGGGCAAATAGATTGAAAAAAAAGTTCAACTTTTTCGAATATTTCTGGATTTACCGCTTGTGTATTACCGGGTAATATGTTATACTTAATGTGTAAGTTAGAAATACGAAAAAGAGGTATAAAACAATGAAACTTTCAAAACTACAAGACACGTTCACTAATGAATATCTAATTGTTATTGATAGTGAAGGGGCAGAAGTATTACTTCGAGGTACACAATATCAGGTGTTCAATTCAAGTAACTTTTCGAACTTTTTATTAAATTTCGAAGTACTAAAGGTAGAAAAACTATCTGAACGTACACTAAAAGAATGGGGATTAGAAACTATTAATCCTGCTTATGTTATTACTTTAGATAAGTAGTTAGTGGAGGTAGATAAAATGGACATTATTGTACAAGGTTCGAATACTTTCTATCCGGCGCAATTTATTACAGGGGATTATCAAGTATGGAATATCCCCTCCATCGGTGAAGGATGTGTACCACTGTTTCAGAGTTTAGGAAGCTATACAGTTAATCCACGTACACTTAGGTACATTAAAGTTGAACCTGCGGAAGCTAAATGGCTTCAACTAGCCGCAAGTTACGGCATGCGTACATTAGAACAATGTCGTAAGATTATGAACGCACCTGTAAGAGGTCGAGTAACTGTTCGGAAGAAACATATCGCTGAACAAGTTATCCCAATTTTCGAAGAATATACAAAATAGAAAGAGGTATCCCATGTTAATTTTTGATCGCGCAAATAACCAAGCCCCTATGACTTTCACGGACCGTCAGGTTCAGGAAAACAAAGTTAGTAAAATTGAAGAAGCTAACTATTATCAGTATCTAGCTAATAAGTTCGGAAGTTCGAGCTGTTTAGCTCACGCACATCAGCTAATTAAGGAGGTATAACGATGAACGAGTCAGATATCGTAGCTACTCAATTAGTTCTAGGTAAGCAAGTTTTAGAAATTATCCTGGATTTGTTGACGAATGAGAAAAGACTTGGGACAGTTTTGTCCCTAAGCCTAAATGATGTTGATTTTAAAATTACAGTAGAGAAAGAGGTTTAATATGTACCCATACATTAAAAGAAGAATTCGAATTGACCGTGTTATTTATTCAATTACTACATTTGCTACACTTTGCGCATTAGGTGTACTAATTTTTACAATTATGTCGATGCGTGAAGAACGTCAGCGTCTAGATTACCGTTTACATGACCTAGAATCTAAAATTGTTCGGTTGGAAGAAGTTACAAAATACCAAGGGAAGGAAATTGTAGAGTTGAAACAACCTGCAGTGGTAGCTGAATAATGGCTAAAAATAAAAAGCGTAAACCGCATAAAACTAGACCAGCTACAGTCGTACGAGATATCCCATCTATTCTATATAGAAAGATTACTTGTAAGTATTTAGCTAATATGGATACATTTCAGGTATATGTAGATATGATTATGAATGGAACTGTCTTGCGCCTCTTAGGTAATATTGACCCAAACTCCAGTTATACTGAAGGAATTCGAATCTTTACCAAGACACCTCAGCCCTGGATGACCTGTACAGAACTTCAGGTAAGTAAGAGACACGCGCCTGGATTATTCTCCGTACTCACAGCCTACTCCCATACTATCGGGGACTTGTTAGACGAGGGGTGTTCAGAAGACGAGTTGATGGAAGGTGTTGTCTATAAAGACGATAGACTGTTCACTGACCTAGAATGTGTTCAGTTGTTTAGACACAAGAAAAAGTTCGAAAGACTACAATGTCCTAAATGTAAATCGCTTCAAATTGGGTGTACATTTAAGTACCCTAAAGTATTTACTATTAATCAATTTGGGGATAAGCTAAATGTACCCGAACCTGTTCCTAGCGGCAAATTTTGGCGATGTTTAGACTGTAACACGGTAGTGAAAGAATTGGAGGATGGAGAATGGTAGGAAGTATTAAAGACCTAAAGGACGTGAACTTACTTCGTAACGATATGGAATTTCTATTAACGAGTGACGGTATAGGTTGCGTAGGTATAGACACTAGCCTACTTCCTGTCGTAGTACTAAACGGTAAGGCTTATCAGTATACTCGTCAGGAGTTAATTGACTTCGCTTATGAACAGCTTGTAAATAATTCAAACAAATAAAAAAGACCTGAGAGGGTCTTTTTATTTTTGTTCTGATTGCAACTTGGTAAGGTAGTTAGCTAAATCTAGCGCTTCTTCCTTAGCATGCTGCAAAAAGTCATCTGCGTGGTTTTCGTACAATGTAGTGCCATATTTAGTTACACCTACACGGCTACGAGAAATGAGTTCAATTACCGTTTTCAGTACAATAGGGTCTAGATTAGTTACATCTAGGTAAGTACTGTTCACCCCGTCTAACTCATACTGGCGTAATTGACCTTTTTCATCTACTACTAATAAACATTTCTGGTTATCTGTCATATGTCCTCCTTCTGGTCTCTAAGTAACCTTTTAAATGCTTTAACATCCATAGCTATATACTGCTCTTGTCCGTCCCCGAAGTCAAATACTACTGCGGAATAGTCTTTCTTACTGGCGAACCGTTCCTGCTCATTCTTTTCGAACCATTCTTTCTTAACAGTAATGGAACGTTGAGGCTTCATAACAGTCTTACACTCAATCAGCATATTGTCTGTCATGACGTCCCCTTTATAGAAATCAGTTGCTCCACTATTGGGCTGAACACGTCCACCCAATTCACGCGCAATTTGCTTCTCCTGTCGCGAACTAGCTCTTCTAGTCGGTATACCCTTCCTCATAGCATTACCGTTAAATACCAGCCGGTAATTACAAGAATAAGGGTACTACAGAATAGTCCTGTTACCACTGCTACTGGATGTACATCTGCGTTTCTATCTAATAACGGTAGACGCAGTAGTGTATATAACGTACTTAGCGAACTGGCTAGAAATAGTATGACGCTAATACTTTTAACTAAGACGATTCCCATCTAGAACCTCCTTCAATTTTAGCCCCATTTCTGACGTAATAATACCGTCATTACGAATGGCGCACTCTAGAGCTTTAACTACACGGTCTCGGAGCTCTAGTACCCAGGTGTAATGATATCCAATTTCCAATGCGGCTTTCGTAACTGGAAGGTCATCTAATATACACTTCTGAAAAATAATTTGCTGACTTTCTGGAAAGCATAATACCATGTCATCTATACATTTTACAAAATGAGTCAAACTCTCTAATTCATTATCTGCATTGTGCGCGTGTTTGGAATTTAGGTAAGCTATTCGAAGCTTCGCCCGTTTATAATCCTCCACAAACGCCTTAACACTAGCTGATAATTGTCTACGATTTTGAGACATCTAGCGGCTCCTTATACTTAATTACACTACACGTACATTTCATAGCTTTAATGTACCTTAGGCTAACTACGCAATTTACTGCGATATACTCTCCGTTAATGTCCGGATTATATGGGGTAAGGATAACGGACCCTCCATACGAAGGGTCTTGTTCATCCATTACTCTTTCGACATAGTCCACTATGTGTTCTATATCTTCCATACAATCGAATAACGCAGGTATTTCTATAGGTTTAGAATCGTTATGGTATTCGAATACCATTACTGCGCATATTCGTTCCATATTAATCCTCCATCATTCGCGCAAGTGACGGTGATAACTTCTCTACTAATTCATTAGTATTTTCAATGGTTTTCAATTCCTGACGGAAATGTTCAAGGTCCGTACACTTCTCCGCAGCTTCTAATACAGCTTCGCGGTAGGTTGCAAACTTAGCATCAATCAAAGCTGTACGAATTTTCGCTTGCTGAACTTCCTTATTACTTAAATAAGCAAGGGCGGTCATCTTTTGGAAGTTCTCATGTCCCTTATGCGACATCTCGTCAATCTGCTTAGCGAACTGCTCTAGCTCCTCGTAGGAGAAGTTAATTTCAGTAGCCTTCCCCGCTTCGTTACGTAACACGAATGATACATCAGCAGTATCATGTCCTTCACAATGTTGACACATACATATACCTCCTTATGGACGTGGTCGACGGCTTGGAGTAGGCTTCTTACGAGAAGCTCGTACTACCGTAGTTTCAGCTGGCTTAGTCAACTCTTCATACTCTTTCTCAGTAATAGGTTCCCAAGTCTCTTCGTCGTATTCCTCAGGCAAACGTTCACCTTTAGCTAATTTGCCAGGTTTGCCGTCAAGAGTGTAGAAGAAGTCTTCTTCAAGTACTGGACACATAGCATCTAAATACTCAAGTTCATCTACTAAAATGTCGTCACCGTTGTCTGGTTCATTGACGTCTTTCTTGTAGTAGTAGTCGTCAGCTTCGTTGTAGAAGTAGTAGGTAGTTACTACAGGGTCACCTGATTTAGCTCGTACACCTTTACGAGGTCGACGAATCTTGGAAGGTTTGTCTTCTTCCACTGGTTCCTCTTCCTTCACCTCTTCCGGTTCAGCTTCAGCTACCTTTTTACGTCGAGTGATACGTGCTACAGGTTCCTCTTGTTCAGTTTCCTGCTCTTCTTGTACGTCTGCTTCTTTAGCTACTTTACGGCGTCGACGAGTACGAGCTGGTTTTTCTTCTTCCTGCTCTTCCTCTACAGGTTCTTCCTTAACAGTTTTACGAGCACGCTTACGAGCTGGTTTTTCCTCTACTTCTTCAACAGGTTCAGCTTCTTCTACTACAGGTTCAGTAGCATATTCAAAAGCTTCATTTTCTACTACATACGTAGCAGCCATATCCGCACGGTGTAACAAGAATGCAAGTGGGTTCCATTTAAAGGTTTCACTGCAAGCGGCTAGGGTTGAGTAAGGGCTAATATCGTAGGCTCCCATGTACCAGTAAATAGCTTGAGCTTCCATTTCAGTCAGTTGGATGAATTTTTGTAGGTAGTATATGGATTGAGCTCCATGTCCCATCTCAGGTTTCTGTTGGTTGTATTCATAAGCGTCATACGATTCCCATTCACCGTTCTCGTCCTTACGCCATTTCTGACCTAATACATAACGGTCGATCTTGCAAAGGTCGTGGAACAATGCTACAATAGCTACAGTTTCCATAGAATATAGTTCAGTCCAACCTTCACCTACTACATGGTCCATTTCCCAGACAAGTTGGTTGAATACGTTAAGGGAATGTTCAAGCAATCCACCTTCATATGAACCATGGTATCGAGTGCTAGCTGGCGCAGTTAGGAAGTCAGTTTCATTAGTTACCCACTCTAGGAGGTTATCAACCCCATCACGCTGAATGTGCGTAGTAACTAACTGCTTGAATGTTTTAATGTTGGTCATTTGTGTTTTTCCTTTTCTTTATTATAAATTTCCTGAATGGACATATTAGGTCCATATTGACTAATTAGGCTTTCTAGATACCCTAAATTCCCGGCTAGGAATACTCGGGCTAGTTTTGTTGGTGATTTGTTACCCATTGGCTCCTCCTTTACTTAGTTTAATATACACCGAATTTATTGAATTTGTTTACGACAATTCAAAAAGTTTTAATAAGCAAATTTGGACACCTGTAACATCTGTATATAGTCCAGATTTAATTCCTTCTACTATGTCCCCGATAATTACCATTCCTTCAAAAGCCGAATCTAATGAGTAATTAAAGTTCGACCTAATTTGATTAATAGTGAACTGTTTAATACCTACAGTAGATTCTTTAGCATTATCCGTACCTAATATTCGACTTGCGGCGCTGAATTGATTGTACAGTAAGGTAAGGAACCCTAGTACATTCTCCTGCTTACTTAGTAAGGTATGAATATGTTCGAAAGCCTGGGTAGGTCGATAACTAATAACGCACTTAACGGCCTCGAAGATTTCGAACTCAAGTTCCCGGTAAATTAGGGAGTCCACGGCTTCCTCCGTAGGTAAGTCTACTCGACTAATCTTATCCAGTTCGTTTTCAATTCGCGAGTAGTCCCGGTCACATGCTTCAATGACACACTCGAGTATAGGTACAGTACAGTTGAATTTCTTAGAGAAGTGGTTCACTAATTGAGGTGTAGTCATTTTATCGAACATGACTACATTGTCTGCATACTTCTTCAAAAATTTACTGCGCGAGTCTAGTTTAGTGTACATTAGGATAAGTGTACCGTACTTAATGTCCTCTAAAACTTTCCAGCGGGATTCGTTGGATAGGAACTCTTTGTCATCTCGCACGGCGTAGACACGGTTTGTATTTACAATCGAACGTTGAGTCAGTGGACGTATAACACTAGCTACACTACTTTCGCGGGTAACGGGTGATTGGATATGACCTAAGTATACGTTCATAAGGCCAATCTCCTCGCCTGTAAAAATGTAAAAAGGGAGTAATTTATCTTCTCTAATATGGGTCATAAACTCCATTAAATTAGCCAATTTCGTGTACCTCCTTAATTAGCTTGTTAATCGCGAATAGTTTATTTCGTCCCTTAGTACTTACTGAACCTAAACAGATTGCTAGTTTTCGAAGAAGTGCATAGTTCCGAACAAGTATAGACGTGTCTAAAATGTTGCGGTTCTGTGTACCTATGTAGTTCATACATAACTCTAGGAATAGTTCAGGCATTAACGTATCTTCGGTAGTATCAGTATCCTTAAAACGGAACCAATCCGCCATCTTCAGGGCGTTACTAGATGAAGCTTCAAAGATGTTGTCGTAGAAGAATTGAACCTTGTCCAGGTACAATTGAAGTCCCTCTTCGCCGTACTCTACTATCACTCGGTTAACCTGCCCAGGACTACTGAATAAGGTACTGAGAGGTATAATGTCACGTACACCCTTAACATAGCGCTCTAGGTAGTAAGCAACCTCGTCCGGGGAATAGGGTAGTAAGTTAATAACCCACGACCTGGAAATTAGCGTGTCTAATACATCCCCTTCCGTGTAAGCGAGTAGACATAAGTGAACATTCTTAGGAGGCTCCTCGGTCACTTTTAGTAAGCTATTTTTAGCTCCTACTGACATTCCTGACATTCGGGTTACGAATAAAGTAGGCTGGGCTAGACTTGAACTAAGTTCAATCATTTCCCGAATACTGTCTACCTTATTGTCAATGAATACACAATGGTACCCTAATTCCTCGCAGATATACCGCGCAAACGTGCTCTTACCGCTCCGCTTAGGACCTATAATGACAGTACAGTTAGGTAAGGACTTACGGCGTTTTACGAACTCCTTAGCCTTACTCTGCCCAATGAACTTAATCATATCAATCCTCCTGCGTCATTAGTAGTATCTGTGCTTCTATAATAGGCTTAGCGTTCGGTTCCCATTTAATAGTCGAGTTCAAAGAGTTCATTTCTTCCAGCATCCATAGTAAGAGTGAGTATTCAGTTGAATCTTTAATCTCCGCCAAGTCGTCCTCTAAATGGTCAGGTAAGTTAGTAAATCCTAGATCCTGAGTTAGGAAGTACTTACATACATCGACTAGGAAGTTAGTATAGTTACGCATGGTGAGTTTTAGGTCCTTACCGCTCATATGGAACTCGTCTAACAACTTCAACGCCTCTGACGTACTATTCGATAGAATAGTCTTAGTTAAGTTTACGAACGTTTCATAATCAGGTGTACCTAAAGCATCTGCTACCTCCTGAACAGTTATGTAGTCAGTATAGTCTAGTACCTTTTCTAGACGTGTAATAGCGTCCCGCATCCCACCGTTAGCTAGTTTAGCGATAAAGCGTAGAGCTTCGATATCGTAATCGTACGATGCCCCTTCTTCATTTTCCGACTCCAGGATATATTCCAGTTGACTAACAATATCGTCAATACTAATTCGAGTAAAGTCGAATCTCTGAACTCGGGACATGATTGTAGCTGGAATCTTTTGAGGGTCAGTGGTACATAGAATAAAGATAGTACCTGTAGGAGGTTCCTCTAGTGTCTTTAGTAGGGCGTTAAAAGCTCCTGTAGAAAGCATATGAACCTCGTCAATGATATATACCTTGTACTTACTGTCTAGCGATTTAAACTTGCTGTCCTCGATAATGTCACGCACATTCTCTACACCATTATTAGACGCCGCGTCAATTTCAATAGGAGTACCTTCCCCGTTATTTACCTCTTTTGCAAAAATACGAGCGGAGGTAGTCTTACCTGTTCCAGCTCCTCCACAGAATAAATAGGCGTGTTTAATCTCTCCAGTTTCTAATTGGTTCAGTAGAATCTGCTTTACATACCCTTGAGCTACTACGTCTTGAAAGGCTCTTGGGCGATACTTATTAGCTAAATTTATCACTAGCTTTTCCCTCCTGTAATCTTCAATAAATGAAGGGCCGTACCTTCTACCCATGGATGCGTATAAGGTAAGCCCATTCCAGTATTTCCATCAAAGTCCCTAAATGCTTGGAACCATGCGGACTTCCTAAATTCTTTAGGATATTTTGTAATTAAATCATATAGTTCATGGCTCCATCTATCGTACTGAAAATCTGATACAATATTCGTATTTTGCCGATAGTACAAATTAGAGTGAACTAAAATTTGACGTTCCCTTTGATTCATAAGGGTAAGTACCTTAGAATTAAGAGGTGGACGCTTTCTAGTTGTAGCTAATTTAGGACCCGTAGGTCGATTAAATAGTGTTCGTTGAACCATAATTAGCCTCTACTGTTCTTCGTAAGTAATAGCTTCATGAACTGCGGTCATAAGGTCATTGAATACTTCGTCATCAGTCCGTAGTCGTTCTACAATACGGGCCTTACCTTGGAATTTTAAATCCTCACCGGCACTATCTTGTAGAATTTCGCCAGTATCTGGGTCAAGGATAGTGAACCATGCCCCACTCTTACCTACGAATCCATACTCAATTCCTACATCTACAAGGTCACTTTCAACCTGAATACCTTCGTGATAGGACAATGTGTATTGAACTAATTTCCGGTCAGGTTTAAAGGCTTTGGTCTTTTCTACAAAGGCTTCCACCATGTTACCTGCTGGGTTACGAGAGGACCTGTTAACCTTTTCCCCTTTCTCGTCAATAAAATCACCTTTGCGGAACTTAATTCGAACCGCGCAAGCGTGCTTCCACATCTTACCACCTGGAGTAGAGTAGGTAGAATACATACTATTTAAGTCCTCGCGAACTTGGTTAATACCTAAGAAAATAGCGTTGTATTTAGTAAGTAGTGGAGTGACTTTTCGACTGAACTCCGTTAACGGCGCAGAGATACCTGCGTAGGCTTTCTTAGTTAACTCCTCGTCCATTAGGTTCTGACTAACCATGTAAGGTAGAGAGTCTAATACAATAAGACCTACTTCTCCTGTATCGTACATATCTAGTACATACTGAAGGATCTCTTCTGCGGAATTATGTTCCGGACGTACAATCCAAAGATTATCCACGTCCACGCCTAATTTCTTAGCCCAATCTGTATCCAAAGTATTCTCTAAATCGAGGTATACAATTTTCAGTGGCTCCTTATGGGCGTCTAAACGCATTTGGATTTCCTTAATTTTAGTCTTGTTCGAACCTTTTGCGTTCTGTAACTCTTCAAGTTTAGCGTTCAAATCCTCTTGTAACTGTTCCCACTCTTCCTGGAAAATGTACTGAGCGTTCTTTACAATGTCTAAGGCCGATGTAGTTTTACCACTAGACTCGGGTCCGAAGAACTCAATGACCCGTTTACGAGGAAGGCCTCCATACGTCTGATAGTTCATAATAGGAGTAGAGAACGGGATACGAGGTAAGTTCTCCCGCTCTAATCCATGTACAGCTACCAACGCCTTGGAATCCTTATTCCAATCTTGCATAAGTTGTTCTAACTTCATTAGAAATCTCCTGTACTTCCATGCCCCCCTCTAGCGTTGTTACCTAAAGTATCCACGAAGTTAAACTTCAGTTCAGGTTGTTTAGGTTGGATTCGGAATTGGGCAATACGTTGGTCGTAGAATAGTTCAGTGTCACGGGTTGCGTACCATACTGAGAACCACTCGTCTGTATCCCCTTTGTACCCCTCGTCAATGACTCCACTAGAGACAAAGATTAGTCCTGTTTTCTTAAACAGACTTGAGCGAGGGTGGAGGATAGCTTCGTGTCCTTTAGGTAGTTCTAAAGCAAACCCATGTGCAATTTTAATGCTTTCGCCCGCCTTAATAGGACAAACTTGAGCTTTCTGAAGAATAGTTCGACATTTCGAAACTTGTTCCTTACTAGCATTGATTTCAGTAATGGAACTAGTTCGAACATCAACCCAATCTCCTGTGAATTTAAGTCGGTCCAATTTAGGGTCAATCATCTTTACGGCGATTTCTTTTTGCATGTAATGTTACTCCTGTTGAATTATATTGTGTGAGTTCGATATCGTTAAGTCTAAATTGGTGAACTCTTTTAAGGGAAGCTAATACTTTATCGGCTTGTTCCAATTTAGACTGAACCTTTTTATAGGCTCGTTTATAAGCAGTTTCAATCACAGTCTCGTTCATAACTAATTTACGAGTCTCTGATTCTTTATCTGGGATTGTCTTACCAGCTGCAAACGCATATAAATCATCGTACTTCTCCCGACGAATTGCGGCACTTGCGTCCATCTTAATACCTACCAATTCTGCCCTATCTGTAGTGAAGTACATGACAGTAGGAAGGTAGGTAATGAAGTAGTTCAGATCTTCGGTAGTCATGGATTGAACGTCTAATAGGTGTTCCTGGATCTTCTCCATTACATCGTCCAAAGGCTTAGTAGCTTTTCGAACTACTTCGTCCACTACGACATTGACAATTTCTCCGTAATCTTCGGCGTTCTTCGAAGCTTCCGCAAGCTCGTCAAGTCGTATATCAATGTGCGGTAACTTAGCCCTACCCATTAGTCTTGTCAGCTAAATGTTCCTTGAACGCTTTAAGAACATTTTCAATAGGGATAGTGAGTCGAGTACGCTTCTTTAGATAGGGTACAGAATAACCAATATCTGTCTCCGTTGAAGGATTAATACTCTTCTTCCCTTGATGCTTTAGACGAGTAAGGTCAGTCATGGGGTACCACTTAATCATAGCGTGCTTAGGGAAGTAAGCTAATACACCACCTAAAGCATACGGACATTGATCGGCTAGGAGTAATTCATTCCACTGATGTCCACTAATATTCGAAAATGGTAAGGAACTAGAATGAGTAGTTTTTAGTTCAACGTAAACTGTCCCATACTTCGTCGCAGCTATAAAGTCACATGGATTTGCGACTCCTCTAAAGCCGTTCGTAGTATCGTACAGACGGGAAAATTTTGCGTTATTTCCGCACAGATCTGCTCCCTTTCTAAAATCCTCTTCGAACATTTTACCGGTATAGGTCATAGGTTACGTCCCTCCTTCCTACAGTACGGACAGTAATTAGACGAGCAATAGATTTTCGGGCTTTCCCCTTTCTCTACATACTCTTCACAAGTAACTAGCTTGTCCAGTACCTCGTCCTTCATAGCGTCAGTAATGTGATAGGTATAGGCCTTCTTTTCGAAGTTATCACGGTTCTCATACAAGAACAGTACATCGTCGACCCCTAGACACATTCCATAGCAAGTAGCTTGCATCTTGTGTTCTGGGTAAGGTTCAGTATGCTTATTAAACTTGAACATGGTTTCCGTTTTAATTTCCATGATGTACACCTTACCTCGCCATCTTACAAGTCCGTCACATAGGAACGATAGCTGAAGTAGTTCATTTTTACACTTCGTCTCGTATTCATTCTTGACGAAGTTTTTGTCAACCTCTGTACCCTCTACTGGATTCTCTTCTAGGTATTCTGCTACATCTAGCCATTCAAAATCTGGGTCAGTCTTGGACATTTGAACCATGTACTCCTGAAGGACTTCGTGCCTAAATGTACCTGCTTCCCCCATAGCAATTAGGTTATAACTAGCGTTATCCTGTAAAGCCTTACCTATTCTTTCGAAGTACATCTTACGAATACACCCACCCACGCCACTTGGCTTGTAGTAGGTGGATGGAGTGTAAGCCTTTTGGGTAGTTTCAATAACCTGAGTAAACTTGTCCACGAAATTAGCCGCAGGCTCATTTACTTTTTCAGCCGCTACCATTTTTGCAATTCTGGACAGTTTACTAGCCATTAAGCGTCTCCTTCTTCTTGAGTAGCTAAGTAGTAAGTAACCCCATTGGATTCAATCTTAAGACATAGTTCATTTCCGAAATGAAGAGTGAAGTAGTCTTCCGATACAGTAGCTAAAATATCCCGTAGTAGTAGGCTATTTACCGCGCACGTGAAGTCACTACCTTTATCCCCTGAGGCGTATTTAACTAATTCCTTAGAGCCGGATGTCGTAATAATAGCAAGCTGTTTAGGTCCAAAGTCTAAATGAATTGTGCCTTTGTCGAACGCAGTCATGAACAAAGTAAGTCGGTCTAGGATACTCTGAATATCTGCGGTAGGTAATGTAACTTCGGATTCGAACTTCTGACTATCCATAATACTCATGTCTTGATAGTCCTCGACTCCCTCCATCACACGACCATAAATCTCTACCGTCGCAGTAGATACATAAATGAACTCGTCATCTAATGTCCATAGGTATAGCTTGTCGTCAGTTAGAGATGAAAGTAGACGCATCAGTGAGGACGGAATAAGTAACTTAGCTCCAATATCGTCAATAGGGTTCAAACACACCCGGATAATATCAGATGTAACAGCTTGATCTCCATCTAATAGGTAACCTGTGTAGATACCGTCTGCGTTACTCTTAGATACAGCGGAGTCGTTCACGTTGGCGATATTGTAGAACAGGGAAGACTTCAATAGTTTAGCGTCGTCCTCACTTAAATCCTCTGGTAACGCTTCATCGAACATTGGATAAGATTCGTCACTCGGTACAATATCTACCTTGTAAGTACCGTTACCCTTAACTTCCAGGTACTCGGCCTTAGGTGTAAGAGAAATAGAATCTACGGTAGTCTTTTCAACTAGTTTACCAAATTGTTCAGCTTTCACAATGACGTCAATATCTCCGTCAGCTTCGAGGGTATAGCGTAGCCAGTTGGAACCATCATAAGCGGTAAAGGTAACAATTCCATCAGCTCCTTCGATATACCAATATCGAGTAATTTCTAGTAGCTTACTAGGAACTAATCGATTTAGCTGACCTACGACCTGCATAAGGGTCTGCGTTTTAAACGTAATGCTCATCTTGAGCCTCCTTTAATTTTAGTTATACATTAATATACACCAATTTTCGATATTTTGTAAACACCTAAAAAGACCTTATTTAATAATAAGGTCATTTCATAAGGAGCTAAAATAATCGGTTCTGTTTATGCTTGATAGGTGTATAAGTATAGTTACTAGCCCAATCAAGTAAGTACTGACAGTTAATTAGTTCACGTGCAATGTAATTGTCTGCGAGTTCCTCAACTGTAAAGTTCAGTCCAGATTCTTCAATGAGTTGTAAGATACTGTTCTGTACGGGCTTACCTAAACGATAGAAGTTAGCGGCTCCACCATCCTTGCGGGCAAAACTAATATTCCCATAAGGGGTCATAATATTTCCCATAGCGCCGGTAAGAATGGCCGAAGTGGAATCCGCTGACGTGAATGGAAATTGTTCCAAGATTTTAACTGCGGTAACTCCAAAGGCGTGGGTCTTAATTTCCGGGTTCGAACTACTTTGAATAGTTTCGAATACCTGACTAAGCCACTTCTCACGTTCATTTCCATGAACACCTACTAGTCCACCTAATCCCATGTACAGTACCTTAGAGCCGTCTTTGTGACGGTGGTTCAGGATCTTATCTAAATAGTCCCATGGTTCCCCGATGTGAAATACTGGAATGACACGGTCTTTATCAATTACCCGTTCGTACATATACAAGTAATTGTCCCACGACTGACTACTAGCGTCTAATACTTGTTGACGTGTAGCAAAATGTCCCTTATCCCCCGGAATGACGTCTAATGACGCAATGACTTCGAACCTACCTTCGTTACTATTTAGGTAGTCAATGTACTCGTCTAGGTCAATATGAACATTTCTTGTCCACGCGCCATACGCACTAGAGTCCACAAACACCTTACCACTGAAATCTGGATGCTTATCTGCATAATCGAACCAGACCTTTCCTGTAGAATTGCGTTCGTACTTCTGAGTAAACAATCGATTAGCGTTACGAGATAATAAAAAGTCCTCAATAGCCTTTGCACATCCTCCAGCGAAGTATAAATTAATACTCATGTTCAACCTTTCTGTTTTCGTATCGACTTACTAACTTAACAGCAATGGTAGTAAATGGAAGGATAACTAATTCGTACCCTGTCTTAATAACTACCTGACTAAGTGTCATGATGACTAGAGTCTGAACTGGCATTAATCCCCAGAACGCTAATGGGAGAAATACAAGGCTATCCACTAGCTCACCCATTAGACTTGAAAAGATTGCGCGAGCTCCAAATCCCTTAATCGAGTCCGGGTATTTACGTTTCATTCTAGCGAAGATTCGGTCATTTACGAAGTCCCCAATAACGAATGCTAGAAGTGACGCAACTAATACACGAGGTGTACTTCCTAGGACCGTTTGAAAGGCTTCTTGATTTTGCCAGTAACTTGGGGCGGGACTTTGAATCACTGCGCTAAAGACTAGCGCCGCAAATAAGTTAGCCGCGAACCCAAAGTAACAAGTTAATCGACTCCATCGGTATCCGTACACTTCGGACACCAAGTCTGACAAGATGTAAGTGATAGGAAAAATGAACACGGCTCCGGTCATTGTGATGTTAAAAGGAAGAAGTACCTGCTTACTTGTAATAATGTTACTTACTACTAAGGCCACTACGAATAACAAAGTCAAACCTAATTGAAGTTCACTGACCATCTTTTTACGTTTAAAGGCTTCCATACTGAACCTCCTAGTTACGAATCAACTGAAGTAGTTCAGCTCGAGCAGCTTCATTTTCACGGAATAGTCCACGCATTGTTGAAGTAACAGTAGTCGCTCCGTGTTTCTTAATTCCTCGGCCACTCATGCAAGTATGTTCAGCTTCCACGATAACAGCTACAGCTTGGGGTTTCAGTACTTCCTGGATAGCGTCTGCGATTTCTTGTGTCAAACGTTCTTGAACTTGAAGTCGTTTAGCGTAACCTTCCACTACACGTCCGAATTTAGATAATCCTGTAATCTTATCACTAGGAATGTACGCAATATGTACCTTACCTACGAATGGAGCTAAATGGTGTTCACATAGAGAGTTGAACGGGATGTCCTTCACTAGGACAAGGTCGTTATGGTCTACATCGAATGTCTTCTCTAAATGTAGTTTAGGATCTTCGCGGTACCCTACAGTATGTTCAGCTAGCGCTTTTACAAAACGGAACGGAGTATCTTGTAGTCCGTCACGGTCTGCGTCCTCACCTAATAGACTAAACAGTCCTCGAATGACTGATTCGGCGTTGTCCAGCGTTGTAATCTCATTTACGTGTAGAGAAGAGAATCCATTCTCCCGTCCCAATACATTGCTTATTTTATCTAATTGTTCAATTTTCATGTTATACTCCTCTTTTGTTATCGTATACAAGTGTATGCAGTTGCGGCAAAGGTCTGACGTCATTGAACGCAGGATCCTCGAATACCTTGTCCCATAACCAGCCTAATTTCTCAAGTAGGCGGTCACTGATTTTTCCTTCTTCGTAAGCGTTTGCGTTACCTACTGAAAGATAGTTCACTGGACGCATTAGATGTGAAAATTCTTGAAATAGGTTACGTGCGTAAGCTAAATCCACATCGTCGAAGATTACGATTTTAAATGACCAATTAAGTCCTTCTTCATTGAACCGTTCAATAATCTTTTCCAGAATTTTCATGTTAGTTCTCATACCACTTGACGGCGGTTTAGGACTAAGTGTAATATCAGATACTTCCTTCATCCATTCTTGGTACCGAGTACCCTGGGTCTCAAGTCCAAATTTGAACCCATGCTTCTTTAATTCCCTAATCATTTCGTACATAGGTTCCCCAATTAATGCTGGGTTACCTCCAGTTAGAGTCACGTGGTTACAAATTTGCTGACCTTTGTCGTTGAACGCTAATTTCAGGATTCTGTTAGCGGCTTCGAGACCTGTAATGTATTCAGGTTCAGTAGTACCGTTCCAAGTGAAAGCCGAATCGCACCAGTTACAGTGAAAGTCACATCCACCTGTACGAATGAAAATAGTCTTTTGACCGATTACCATACCTTCTCCCTGAATAGTAGGCCCAAAGATTTCCATAACTGGAAACTCGGTCTTACTATTAGTACGGATTTTAATCTTACCCCGATCGGGCTGATTATACTGATTTGGCATTTTCTAATAGCTCCTTCACTGTGATGTACCCATGCTTGTCGTAGAATCGAACTTGGTAGTATTGCTCTACTTCTTCATCTGTAAAGATTTCATAGTAGTCACTCTCTGCGTACCCTGTAGGTGTCTCCCACAATCGAACAAAGTCCAAACGAGCGTAAGGTTGAAGAGCCTTCCCTAAATACCACGCTAGGAATTTAGACATATTCTCTGCGGTAGTTCGAAATCCAAAGATAACTCGCTTAGTACTTACGGCGTTAGCTAAAGCAATAGGTTCGTCTCCTCGGAGCAATGTAGCATGGTCTAGACGGTCAATAATGTCCCCAGCGTACTTCTTAACATGATAGAAGTCTACCACCATGCCCTCACTCGAACCTTCTGTATGAAGTGGACCAGTAAAGGCTAGTTCAACCTTATAGGTATGTCCATGAAGATTAGCACATTTTCCAAAGTGACCTACAAGTTGGTGACTTGCGTCAAAGCTAAATTGTTTACATACTTTCATTTCTAGTTCCTTTCGTATTGAACAGGGTCAGTGACACCATTAACTTCGAACGCATGTAGACGGTCAATACACGTAGCACATTTACCACAAGCGTATTCATGACCCTCGTAACAGGAACGAGTAAGTTCATAAGGTGCGTTAATTTTAAGTCCAGCGGCTACTACCTGTGCCTTATTTAGATTAAGAAGTGGGGCAAGTAGGTGTACAGTATGTCCAGTACCTTGGAAAATTGCTTGGTCCATAGCGGCGTAAAATTCAGGTGTACAGTCTGGATAAGCTGACCCAGCAGCGTCATCACTATGGGCTCCATACCAAACCTCATCTGCGTTCTTACTATAAGCCAATGCTGCGGCTTGTGACAACATTAATCCATTTCTAAATGGTACATAGGTATCTACAACACCTTCACCATTCTTAGCTAAAATGTCAGCGTAGGATTCATGGGAAATTTCCCCGTTACCTTGTAGTAGAGTAGATTTCGAACCTTGGAAAATCTGTCGAGAAACTTCTGCTTCTACTAGTTCAACTCCTAGATGTTTTGCTACGTTACGGGCGTTTTGTAATTCATTCGAATGTTTTTGCCCGTACAAGAATGTTAATGCGGTAACTTTATCCGCTCCGTATCTAGCAACTGCCATTGTGAGGCAGGTAGTGGAGTCAACTCCTCCACTCAATAAAACCACTTTGTTCATGCGGCCCTCCGTTTATTTTTAATTACAGGTCAAACGAATTGAAAATCTGTATACTTTATTATACACCAAATTTTCTCAATTTGTTTACCGGAAGTAAAAAATAGGTACCAATGGTTACCTATTTTAAATATAGTGACTAAAAGAGTCTTCGTTGCTGTGAGTTTTTCACGCTATCCAGCTCCTGAGATAATCTAGCTAATTGTCGTCCAGGAGTCAGTCCAATAATCGGAGCATGCTTCTTACCTGTAAAGTATTTATCTACCGGCTTGTAATAATGCTGATTACCTAAGAATACTACTTCCCCCTTAGGGTCGAACTGTTTTAGCTGACCTAATACCTCTTTGGACCATTTTCGGAAAAATTCATTTTCTCGTTCAGGTACCATTAGGTCATAAGGTTCAATTACTTTATCAGCTGGAATAATACCATACTTAGCGCTTAGGATGTAAATCGGGACATCTGGGTATAAGGATTTAGCGTACTTCAATTTACCCTTAAATACGGAGCCTATGTAGATATCAATAGCTTTAGCTGGACAAGCTTGTTTAGCTTTCCCGCAAGTAATAATCACAATCACAATTGAATCTCCTCTCCGTACCATCTATCTACAATACTAGGGTCACATTTCATAGGTAAGCTAATAATATCCTTAGCGGCTTCAATCATAACTTCCGTTAATCGCTGCGCTCCTCGTTTTGCGTTCTCCTTAGGAATTTCACCTAATAACTCGTCGTGTACTGGAATCATTAAATGGAATCCTAGTGCTTTTAGTTCGGGGTCATTGTGTACCTTAATCATGGCATATTTAGTCATGTCTGCGGCGGTTCCCTGAATCACGGAGTTCAGACATTGACGTTCAGCATCTGCTATCTTGCCTCCGTTATCATGAATCTTAATACCCTCTTCTAATGCACGTGACTTAATTTCGTTACGCTTTTTAAATCCCCACGCTCTGTCCAACTCTGCCCAATACTGTTCGATAATGTAGTCAGGTACTTCAGTAGACCCTTCAGCTTTCCCGTCAAAGTCTAATGGATCGAAGTTTTCATTCTTACTAGCGTCTACGTACTCGAAAGTATACTGCGGTAGACTCATGTCAGGAAGTCGTCTGCGTCGACCTGTAGCCGTCTCTGTGTACCCGTAGTCAATAGCATGTTGTTGAACGAATACAATGTATTCAGCTACTTTAGGGAACTGCTTGAAGAAGTCTTCCATAACTTTTGAAGCTTCCTTCACACTCACCTTCATTTGTTCAGCGATACTAGCCGCACCGCGACCGTACATCAGACCTAATAGAACGGACTTCACATTGTTACGGCGTTTCTTTCCTTCAGGATTAGTAGTCCCGTCTGGATTGAACTCCAAACAGTTTTCGTATTCGGTATGATATAGTTTCGAACCAATTACTGCATACAAGTCTAAATTCTGTTCGTAAGCGTGAATCATATTCTCGTCACCACTTAACTCCGCAAGTGAACGAGGTTCTTGTTGAGAATAGTCACTACCGATAATGTAGTGTCCAGGACTGGCCGCAAAGATTTGTCGAACAACTGCCCCTTCCCCACGTGATGGAATGTTCTGTAAGTTAGGTCCTTCACTTGACATACGTCCTGTCTTAGCCCCGTACTGTTTGAAATTAGTATGAACCCGATTGTCAGGTTTAGCTAAATACTCATCTAATGTCATGTAAGTCGAAACTAATTTTGCGTACTTACGGTACTGGAGCAAAGCTTTAGCAATAGGGATATCCCATGCTTTAACAATGTCCACGCCCGTGCCTCGAGGACTTCTATCGTCATTACTCTTTAGACCTAAAATGTCGTAGAATAGAATTGCGAGTTGCGTACTACTTGAAATGGATACCGTTACTTCCCCTTTACCATTCAGCGTTAGCTTTTGGTATTGCTGGAAGTTAATGGTTCGAAGATCTTCAATTTCAGGGGCATACTTAGCTACCTCATAATTGAATAACTCTTCAGCTTCCTCCATCTTTTGTTCGAACTCAGCTTTAATCTCTGCGAGTTTCACCTCGTCCAAGGCTACCCCGTAAGATTCCATGTCAAACAGAACCTTAATAAGTGGAAGTTCAATATTCTGATAAACTTCACTTACTCGCTCTAAATTACACGATTTACATTCTTCAGTTCCTGAAGTAAGGTACTTCTCTTGGAACTTGTAAAGCTCGTATGTCTGTAGTGGGTCAAACGCCGCATACATATAGGCTACATCTGGAGGAATTAAACTAAATGGTGTTCCTTTGAACAAGTCGTTGAACTTTGCGACTTCTGCGTTCTCGTCCTCTTTCACGTATTTGGCGTAAAGAAGTTTCAATGAGTGCGGTTCATTTTCGTTTAGTAAGTTTGACGCAATGTAAGTATCCCATAATGGATCAGGCATTCTAATACCTAACTGCCAGTAGATACTATTAATATCGAACTTACCTAAATGGTACACAAACTTCACATCGTATTCGATCATTTCTTCAATGAACTCTTTCATAACCTTTGGATCAATCTGATCTTTGATGCGCTGTTTAGTTAAGTTACTACGATGATTCAGTGGAACGTAAATAGCCTTTTCACCTTCCGTATACAAGCAGACACCTACGAGGTCCTCGTGTATCGAGTCCTTACCGTTAGTCTCCACGTCCAGGGCTACAATTCCATTTTCAATACAAACTCCTATATACTCGTCAAGCCTGTCCTCGTCTGTAACTAGTTCCAATTTAGGAAGCACATCTTTTAAAATGCGTCTAGACATAGCTTTTGCTCTAGCTACCGCATCTCGTAAATGGTCGCCACTAATATAGGTTACCTCTACTGAATCTTTACGGTTACGCTTTTGCGCTAGTAACTTCTGGTCAGACTTTCTACCCCCTCGTGTAGGTATTCCGAATAATCCTTTTTGTGCCATTGTTTACCTTTCTAAAATAAAAAGGAAGCTAAATTGCTTCCTCTTAGAATCGACCACCTCTAGTACGTGGACCTGATGTACGTGGTCCGGACGTACTAGGTCCACGGCGTGTTACTGATTCACGTGTATGACTACGAGAACCTGTATCCCGACTAGAACCTCTACGAGGTGTAGACCCGCTAGAGCGTCGTGAGGAATTATCCTCTAGTGTGAACTTACCATCTAGTACATCGTACATCTGGTCTGAACTTAGGTCCAAGATAAGAGTACCTAACAACTCTGATTTCTCTGGGAAGTCGTCAAGTGTTACATCTGGATCAGCTGCTTCTGGGAAAAATTCGTACGTAGTACGTTGGTCACCCTTCTTACCGCTTCGAACAATTTCAAACGGTTGGTTGACAAGTGGTCCATACTTGTTAATCAATGTAACAATCTTGGACACATAGCTACGACCTCGGTCCCATGTTTCAACCTGATCAGTGTTTTCGTTATACAGTTGAAGGAATAGCTTCTCTACACGAGGGAATCCTTCTTCACACAATGGACAATCTTCTGGATGAATGCTTTCACCATCTTCACTAATAGCTAAACAGTTCACATAGCGTTCACGTCCATCAATCTCCGCACGGTGAACTACAAAATAATCCATATCCTGTCCGTCCGGATCTTCGTACAGGAATGTAACGACAGCCGAATCCTTATCGTCAGCTAAACTAAAGAATCCGTTTCCGTTACCGGTTCCATAACTACCGGAATTGTTAATACTTACTCGACCCATCTTGGTCCTCCTTTAAAGTGTTTAAGTGTATAAGGGTTTAAGTGTTTAAGTGCCTTATAGTTTAATATACACCTAATTTAGGTGTAGGGTATACTAGTTTAGGAAATTATCCAACTTTTTAGCTAGTGAACGTTTTATCCCTGCTACCGCCGCACGAGTAACGCCAATTTCTTTAGCGACCTCTGCGTCAGTTAGGACTTGACCGTTTCGTACAATACATTCAATATAGGCGTACTGATTAGGGGTTAAAGGTAGTGTAGGTAGTGAGGTAGTAATGTCAATAGCTGACCAATCTTCCTCCACACCCTGTGAATAAAATACATTGTAATTATTCACATCGTCACAAGACGTGTTACCTTCCCACTCGACATCTACATACCAATCTCGTTGGACAGATGTAACCTTTAAATGTCGATACTCATTACGCATCGTGTTCCGCATAAGTCTTGTGACATAAGTAGCAAAATTAGCTCCAGCGTCAATTCTAAACGTACTTAAAGCCTTATCTAATGTACTCCAGACAAAGCTATCTACATCTTCTCGGCTAAAGCTAAAATAGCGTTGACCGATTTTATGTAACATACCTGAATACCGGGAATAAACCACGGCAAGGGCTCCGTTAGGGTCCACATTATACAAGGCTACACAATCAGTATCCGGAACTGTACCAATACAGTCCACAATATCATTCACAAGTTTGTTCATTGTTTAATCTCCTAAAGAAATTGTATAAGTCTATTATACATTATCGGGTAATAAATTACAAGACCAAATCTGTAAAATCTATTAATTCCGGCTTGTCATTTATATCCCATTTATTGTCCCAAAATTCTGCTGGGTAGTTTAGGAAGTATACTACCTTATCCTTACTTAGTCGCTGACGAATTTTGCAACTAGCTTTATATCCAGCCTCATCTGGGTCTAACGCTAATACAATAGTTCGGAAGGGCATCTTCTTTAAAAGTTCGAATTGATTACCTCCACCTACTCCCATCAGCGCCACAGCAGGGATTCCAAGTGTCCAAAGTGTCAGGCAGTTGATAGCTGATTCAGTGACATACAGTTTCGAACTATCTTCGAACCTATCTCGGTACTTTAATACCTCGTAAGCCCCGTACAGAAATTCGGTCTTAGGGTCACTTTCCCCGTACTTATGGAATTTCTGTCCTACACTCCGTCGGTTAAAGAATACGGTATTTCCTTCCATATCCCTAACCGGCATTGTAATACAATCGTTCAGTTTGTCATAACCTACGTCAAATAGTTCGATAATCTCATCAGTTAGTTTGCGTTTGTACATATACGGATGAATCCATCTGTACTTCTCCAACTCCTCTTCGGATATAATGGAGTACGACCGTTTTGCCACCTTACTACCTTTACGCAGACCTAAATCTAATAAAGGTCGGACTTGCTCCTCGCCGGATAGGAAGTTCCGTTTTAACCATTGGTTACCGTAGAAACCTCCGTCCTTTCGATTAAATAAGTCACTAATAAATTCGTTCAGTCTTGCTGTGTAACCGCAAGTGAAGCAATGAACTGTACCTGCTTCAATTAGTCGTGTACCTGAGTATGTAACCTCCCTGCTCATTCCACAAGATGGGTGGTTCTCCATACCGTTGCCATGGAATGGACAGGAGAATTGCATATTCGAACCTAAGCTCTTCGTACGTCTAAATAAGGTACGTCCATAGTCACGCTCAAGTTCGAAAGTAAGTTGCTGAATAATTTGCTCGCACGTAGCATTAATATATAATCCATTAACTTTCAAAAGGCTTCTACTCCTTCCCGGCTTACTTGTTTTTGTAACTTATTAGAAGACTGACGAGCTTTTAACATAACGGGACTAGACTTGTCTTCCGTGTCGTCATCATTCTTAAAGCCTATAAGAGTGTAGGTACCTGTAGTGACGTCCCACATATACTCAATAGTCTTGTTATCCTCGCCGTACCGGTTCTTTACTACAGACAGTCTAAGAATACCGTTAGCCTCGTCACGTTGCATTGTAATGACCCGACTAGCGTTCTGTCCCACGGCGTCAGACTCTGCAATATGTTCTAATTGAATAGTGTCGTTTCCACCGTCTTTAGCCGCACGTCCAGCCTGTACATTTAGCACAATAGGGATTCCATACTTCGCAGATAGCTTATACAAGTCCATAGTGATATTAGCGTACTGAATACGCTTTTGTTCCCTACTTGGTATGGATTCGTTCATAAGGGACAGTTGGTCAATACCTACCACCTTAGGCTTGTATTTCTGAATCATACTATCTAATAAAGCCGGGGTCATGTTACGTCCACCAATCATCATTGGAGTAACGACTACGAGAGGAGTATCACTATCTTGCATGAGTTCGATATGGTCTTCATACTTCTTTAGCTCATTATCGTTCCAGACCCCTTTAGTAATGGAATTAATACTAACATTGGATAATAGAGTGTCAATACGGGAACCTACCTGCATCTCACTCATTTCCCCCGAATAGAGTAAAACAGATTGACCTTGTTTCCACGCAGTAGCCATCATCTTGTCTAACGTCCAAGACTTACCTTGTCCAGGACGTCCCACAATGACAATCAATTCCTCACCGGGTAACATTCCACCTAATACATCATCCAATAGTTCGAATCCTGTTGGTACCCCTAATAAGTCGCCCGACTTATCTGCAATGTCCATAGCCCAATTAAAGCGGTCGTAAGCTGACTTAGTTAAGTCTACACCGCCCACGAACTTAGACTGCTGAATTAATTTCTCCAGTTTAGGTAAAATGTTCGATACGGCTATACTTGAATCCGTCTGCATATCCTCAGCCGCCTGACTAAGGATAGGTACCATCGCATTATATAAATGCTCCTCCCTTATCTTATCTACTAAATAAGCATCAATCTCTAAAATGTTCAGAAGTTCGAATCCAGGAAAATGTTCAAGTACAGTCTCGTCATCGGGAACATTCCCATAGTTTCGAACATGGTCCATAATGAACTCATATTCGGGATAGTAGTCACTGAAGTATTCGTCCGTTATCCCGTTATTAACTAAAATAGAAGTACTCTTGTCCTGAAGTACTTTATTCAGTACCTGTAGTTGAATCACGTTTAGCCCCCAATCTATTTCCGTGCATGTCGTACATTGGATAGAATTTATGACCAGGTCGGTCACCTAACCATAACCCGGTATCGTCCATAGATAAGTAATAAGCGTTACGATACTGATCTTCTACCTGCTTTACTTTGGAATTAGTATAGGCTAGCATACTGACTACCCCTATTACTACGCCTAATAGTACGGAACTAATCACAAGGGATAGTAACCTTTTCGACTTTGAAGTCATGAATATTCTCCTTCCAGTATTTGTACATAAAATCAAGAAGCCGTTCGTCGTATTCCCGAATTTCCTGTTCAGTTAAGAACAAGTTATCGAGTAGATATATCGAAGCGCTAATCGGCTTTAAAAGACAGCACTTAACTATCTCGCCCCTGACATTCTTATAAATCATAGGTACTAGATTCTTATCCAGTACTAAATACTTAGGCTCTTTCAAAATCTTCCACCTCCTGCGGGGTATATCCTCGAACATTCGACGCAGTGAACTCTACGACAGTTGAGGTATCATAAATTCGGCTATACAGACGCTTCCCTAATACGTCTTGAATCTTTTCATCCGAATAGTTAGTAGTATAGATAGTACATAAGTTATTATCTACCCGATAGTTAATGAGGTCGTAGAAATGATTGTAGGAAACTTGCGTAATCCTACCTGACCCTACTTCGTCAATTACTAATAATCTGCAAGTCTTTAGGCGGTTCAGATAGTTAAAAAATTCAATACTAGTTTCGAAGTATCCAAAGTCGCCAAAGATTTCCAACATAGAAGAACTAACACAAAATACCCCTTTAACATCTAATAGTCCATCTAAAGCAGTTTCGGCGATATAACGTTGTAACAATCGAATCGCCCAACTAGTTTTTCCGTTACCAACAGTACTACTAGTAATGACTATACTTCGACCCTCGTCTACATTTTCAACAACATTCGACCTATAATCCTCTAGCCACTGCCAAGCTAAATCATCAGCCTTTCGTGGAACTAGATTTTGAGGAACTAAATATTTTTTAGGTACTCCCGATTCAACTAATAATTGATGAACTTTTCTTTTCCATATTTCATTTACGTCCATTATTTTACCTTTCTAAATGTTCAATTCACCCTTAGTTTTTTTTACCTTTCTAATATTAGTCCATATACCTAAAATAGTTCAATACCTGTATATATGGACCCGATGGAGGGAGAGAGATCTAGCTTGCTAAGCTGCTCTAAAGCAGCTGTAAAAATGACTTTGTAAAAAAGTCTTTTTTTACTAGATATACACCAAATTTCGCGAATTTGTTAAGTGGTTCGAAAAAGATCTATATTTTGTCTACATCTTTTTAATAAAATGAGCTAAATTTCGGAGATTTGTCTAATAATTCGTCCACTAGCCAAGATCTTTTAAATACAGATAGTGTAATAACATTAGGTACATTTTCGAACAAGCATCTCGAACTTTTATCAATTGATTGGTAAATGAACCACGCCATCTCTACCCACGAGGAGTATCCTGTATAATCTTTTAACTTCTTCATCGTAGTCTGAAAATTGAACCAATTGTAATCAATGCATTCAACCTTGTAAATAAATTCATACTGAACTAAAAAGAAATGACTTAATTGTTTCAGGGTAATTTCCGTGTAGGCTTTACCGTTAATAAAATTAAGTATCTGGTCTTTAGTAATTAGATAGTCCCTATCCCTATTAGATAGACCTTTTGTACTATTTCCGAATAGGCCCTTCGTGGGAAGTCCTATAGACTTAAATAGTAGATGACGATTATTGGAGTTATTATTCTGCGATTTTATGCGCTCTCTAGGCATTGTTTTATCTCCTTAATGGTATTTTACGTATTCTCTAAAATAACGTTAAATAGCCGCGAAATATTAAGAATTTTTGCGAGATTTAGGGCTCTTCTTCTTAATCTTCTTAAAGCGTAACGTATAAGACACCGTTTCAGTAATTGCAGGCTTAATGACTTCAGGGTCAAGTTGCTTGTTATAGATGAGGTCCTCTAGTAAGTCTTCATTAATACTTGGCTTTATTACAATTAGATTTTGATAAGCCTTTTTATCTAATCCATTAGATTGTTCAATTAAGTCCTGAACAATTTTAACTAGCATGTCTTCGTCTATCGAAGATTTAGTAGAACTTGAACAAGTAACTCCCCAGTCACCTACTTCAACTGACTCGATGTCCTCAAGTAGCATGTAACTCTTTAGTAACTCTTTACCAGATTTGACTGTTTTCGTTAATTCGCCAAGTTCCAAATTAGATTGGGCTACCTGTGGTAATAGAGCTAAAAACTCTTTTTCATTTTGGATTTCTTTCATTAGATTTTCTCCTTCATAAGTTCATCTAAATTAGTGTCAGCAAGTTCAGACATTTCCTGTCTAAATTGTTGTCGATCTTTTGAGATTAGTTGACGTTCTCCCCACATATGCTGACGGTTGTAGAATGCTAAATCTCCAGGTACAATAGAGTCCCGAAACTTAATTAATTTCCGAACTCCTTCCTCGCTCCAATACCGTGTCTTCTTACCGTCTAGATCATTTCGAAATTTAGGTAAGTAAAACGGGAAATGAATATTCTGTTCCTTTGCGTAATTTGCGGCTCCGTACCAAACTCGAGTGATAGTGGTCTGACTCCGCCCTACCATTTTACATACCTCCGAAATTCGGTAGTATTTTACACCATTAATTTCCTTCATTTATTAACCTCCAAATAGCTTTGCATTGTTTTTCGTTAGGTAGTTTATCGAACTTCACCATGCGCTTCAAGGTACGCTCGTTACAGTTCAATTGAAGAGCTATATACTTCATATCCGCCCGTTCTAATAAATCACTTAATGCTTCACAGTAATCTACTTTAGTCCAAGATAGGAACTGTCTCTTGTCTAGAATTTGCTTAGTATCCTTGCGTACTAGACTATACATTGCTCTTTTAACCATTTGTACCCCTTAGCGCTTAATAATTAAATCAAATAGATTAGCCAACTTGTTCTTCAGAGGTACACCGTCTACTACATATTCAGCTATCTCCCCTTTACTAGCTACGATATCTTCAATTACTTCGTCAATCGTTCCCTTACAAACTAAAGTGATAATAGATACAGGAGATGTAGCACCTATACGATGGGCTCTGTCCTCCGCCTGATCTTTTTCACCTTTAGTCCACGGACTGTCTAAGAATATTACTGTAGTCGCTTTAGTTAGGGTGAACCCTGTACCTAATGCCCCTATAGTCCCACAGATAACAGAAGGTCCCTTATATTCAGTAAAGGCTTGAATATTTCCGAACTTATCTTCTGTCTCGCCGGTAACTAAAGTAGCTGGGTACTTCTTCATAATAGAGTGGAATAGTGGAGTAATTACCTTCTCCCAATTACTGAACACAATTACAGATTCGCCACTAGATATACATTCATCTATAATCTCTAACGCACGTTCGAACTTAGCCGATTTGACTTTCTTCGTAGTTAGGATTTCAGGATTTCCTGTAGCCTGTCGTAACCTAATAGTCTCAGCTAGTGGGTTACTACTTAGCATAACCTTGTCAATGTCTTCGATGAATTTAGTTCGAACTTCGTTGTAGATCTTGGTTTGGTCTTTGCCCATATCTATATATTCCATAGTTTGAATCTTAGGAGGTAGGTCCAGTACCTGATCTTTTGTACGCCTAAGCATGTTAGCATTTACTAAATCCTTCAACTCCGACAAGTTCCGGTACCCTGTAATTTGACCGAAATTATCTTGTACACAATAACGAGCTTTAAATGCTGTCAGTGAGTGGTGTTCAGCCCCTAACCATTTTAGAATGTTATAGGTATCGATAGGTGAGTTCAGTAATGGGGTACCTGTTAAAGCCAGTTTATAGAAGCTATTTAACTTATGAATAGCCTCCCCCTGCTGACTTCCAGGGTTCTTACATTTATGTACCTCGTCTACTACTACCATACCAATTGTTCCGGAATTGGTAAGTTCCCGTAAGGCCGAAGTAAATGCCTTATCCCGTAAAGTTTCAATACTAGTAATAAGGAAGAACTCCTTATGGTTCGTAAGTAAGTCCTCCGCCCGCTTATTAATACCTTCGATAACTAAATTACCGTTACGGTTTACTCGGCTACCTATAATGTGCGCTTGTTCATTGGAGTGGATACCTACTTCCTTAGCCCAATTCCATTTAAGGCCAGATACGCAACATACTATTAGACAATGACTAAATTGGTTCTTCCGACTTACGGCGATGTCAATAGCTTGCTTAGTCTTTCCTAGACCTTGCTCGTCACCTAATAGAAAACACGGATGGTCTTTAGCAAACTCGAAACATTCTACCTGATGTTCGAACGGCTTCGTTTTAAAGGTAAAATCTCCAGTATCCGCATTGACGATATCATTTCTGGACTTAATGTACTCCCGAATTTCTTGAGGTATCTCCCCTTTAATTTCTAAATCCCAGAACTCCAGCGCAGTTAGTACTTCCGAGAAGTATCGAATAGGTACTTCGAAATGATTGTACCCTAACTCCCTAATTTTAGGTAAGGTGGACAGTTGAGTACCTAATAACTCCTCGTCATCTGTATCCTTGGGTATCGTAATGTAAATACTATTACCACGCTTGTTCATTCTGGATTTATCAATAACTAATAGAATCAATCCTTAGCTCCTTTCGCAGAATAAGCAATTAGTTCCATCGCAGTATCTAGATCCTCCTCACGTCGGATTGTAAACAACCCATCAATAGGCCAACCGTATTTAGCTGGAACAATTCGATCCAATTTTTGTTTCACGTCTTCCGGCATCGCACGAGATAGAACATTGACTCGAATCTTGGACTTAGTTTGGAAAATCTTAACGAAGTTATACTTGTGATGGTACTTAATGAACGATTGAGTTACCCCTCGCTTCGAAGCTGGGAAGTCCTTACTAATACGAGCTTCCAATTCCTTAGTAAGGGATAGTACATGGTCGGATTTAGGTACAGCGCTGTTCGCTTTTTTATTTCGCTTCTCCTTAATTTCTACGACCTCTGTATCGTTAGTATCTTCAATCTTTTCAGTAACTACTGGACGAGGTGCCCGACGTACAGAACGTCTAGCTACTTTAGGACCCTTCGGCTCTTTAGGCTGATCCTGTACCTCGTACCACCGATCTAATGTAGCCTTAGCCGCTGTCACTACTTCTTGAGTATCCAGGTTAAGTAACTCCGCTTTACCTTCCTCAGGTAGTAACGTTTCAACCTTAAATGACTTCGAGTTACGTTTATTAGTTAACGTATCACCGATTTTAAGCTCTGCGAAAATAAGTTTCATAGCTTTATTCCTCTTTTTCTTTTGTATTTCTTATTTACAATTACATTGTAACATATTACCCGGTAATACACAACCAATAAATCAAGAAATATTCGAAAAAGTTGAACTCTTTTTTTTGCAACAAGAAAAGCCGGGTTATTAGCCCGACCTTCTTGTGTGAAAAAAATTCACGGATATAAAACAATGAACATATATAGTATACACGTTTAACCTTAATAGGTCAATGGTGTAGAATGACTGAACTAATTATAGTAGTTCACTAAATCGTCCTTGTCCCAAGTTGAGAGCCAGATATTTCCGAACTGTCCGAATTGGAACTGACGCCAGTAATATCCACCGTAATAGCCTCCGATACCTGTATCGTAGATACGAGCTTCGTCAATTTCGAAACTAAAGTACATTCCAGGTTTGAAGTCTTTGTCAGCTCCGTCCGGTACATTGTTACCGTTCTCGTCTACCCAATTAACGAGGCTTACTGGAATACCATTCTCCGTCCAGTCAAATCCGACCGGCGCAAGGTAATCACACTTAATTTGCCAGATGCCGTTCACGAACTGAACATCGTTAGCTAAATAGTAAGCTTTGCTATTAGGCTTGCGTGTAGGTGTAGATACGGCCGCAGTATTAGGTTGACCCGGCTTAGGTACATTACCATTATAACGCCATACTTCGATGTACGCTGGCTTGTTCCAGTAGTAGTAATCATCCCATGGGTAGGTATTAATAGCCTGATTAGGAGCTCCTTGAGTTGAGTAGTCACACGAAATGAAGTAAACTGAATCCAGCATCACTCCCACATGACCTCCTGAACCTCCTGAAGTAGACATATCATGTCCCCAGCTCATGAGTACAATGTCGTCAGCCTTAGCGTCCCAATCTTCATTTCGGCTAATTCGAACCCAGCCTACTTTAGCCAATTGAGCACCAAGTGTTACGGTAGATGGAAGACCCTGAATATTAAATCCATTGTCTTTTAGGGCTTGGGAAATTGTACCTGAACAATCTCCTGTACCATCTGTACCGTTCCGACTACCTGTCATTGAGTATGTAACCCGTCCACGACGGGCTACAAACCAATTACCTAATTGTCCAGGCATCTTATTCCTCCTCTTTCAAGTCAGCCAAGTTCATAAGAACACAGGTAAGACCGGATAGTGCAATAGTCGATGCTACTACCATCCAGTTCACTTCTGTAAGTAGCGCAGATGACCCAATTACCCCCAAAGCGGCTTGAGCCATAGTTTTCACTACCTTAATACCAAGTTTCTTAGCAAATTTATTCATTTCTATCCTCCTATTAGTTATCTACTAATTTCTTAATGTCTGCTACGTCATTTTTCAATTCACGCATATTAGCATTAAGATTATCAATACGTTCTACAAGTGCTAAGGTAATCTTCTGTTCCTCTTCGTGCTTATCTAAACGACGATTATGACTTTCAATTACCTTTTCCTGCTCTTTGTTAATGACCTCCAGCGTTGTTAGACGGCTCTCTAGTTGAGATGCTCGCGCCTTCGCGGAGGTATAAAATGTAACACCTGTAACAATCACAGGTAGTACCACAGTAAGTACCCAGTGCATTAGTTCAGCTTCTGTATGTACCCCCATCTATTCTCCTTCCTTATCCTAATCTAGGTAAGACGACAGTAGCTGCTCCAGTACGTAGTAGGTCCTCCACTTTCTGACCTTTGTATGTATAGCCGTCTGCGGTTGGCATACTAAATTTCAGAATAGTAGGAGTACCTTTAGGCCATTTCGGATTTGTGTCGAATGGGTAAGGCATCGATACAATATCGTTATTTACATAACGATGGTCATTCACTAAAGGCTTAATGAACTCAGCTACCTTACTGTAGGCATTCTGGTCCATTCCCCCTGAAGTGGAAATGGCTAACGTAACTAGGATTTCAGATATAGTTGATACTTGTACAAGAAGTTCACGGTTCGACTCGTTCAATTCTTGTTGGCGTTTCAACTTGTCGTCTACTTTATTAAATTTTTCCTTTTCCGCACGGTCTGGGAAATTTTCCTCATACAGGGTATCCAAAGCCATAAGAAATAGCTCTGCGTCGGATTTTTCAATATCCTCTTTTTCGAACAAGACGGGTACATACGCCCCACTAGAATTACCTAAAACAACCAAAGTCTTCAAAGGTTCAGAATTTAGATAGGTAAGCGACTTAGAAATAAATTCAAGTTTCATATAATTTTCTCCTCTGTAATATTATAACATAATTGTAAGTTGTCCGGCGTATTTTATACCATTACCTGACGCTAAAGCGTGGAATACTCCTTCGCCCTTATTAACCTGTACGTGACAGTTTACTTCTCCGGCTATTGACCATGCGGCGATGACGAACATATACACCTGAGGCGGATCAAAGATGTCTTTAGGGATGTTAGCAAATTGAATTGTACCCCCATCTCCGACAAAGTCGTACCTAATAGTTAGTACGTCCCCTACCCTCTTGTAGTACGACCCAGCGTATCCAGCTTCCTTCCAGCCGGTGTTGATAAGGTTAGGTTCATCTTTAAAGGCGAACTCTTTCCATTGGTTAGGTTTCCATTCCCTTTGGTTATTAGAAGATCTAATAAATGTACGTCCGGAAGAAATTGCTGTAAATATCTGAACCATTTTCCAAGAATCGATCCAGTAGTGCTGAAGGAATCCCCAGTCACCGCCTTTACCTGTAGGATTATCCGCGTACTTACCACTTCTCCATCCAAATTGAGTACCTTGTACATTCCAAGGGGCGTCCCATTGTGCAGCACCCTTATTAAGTGAACCGTTAGGGTTGGTTATTGGGAACTGCTGAATAATCTGACCGTTAGCATAATAGTCTCCAGCAATGTCCACACTACCGTACCGACCGTTCTCAGGTACCTTACCTACCCCTAATCTACCTTCCTTGTCATAAGCGTGTATAACAGCTTCTGTAGATACGGTAGCAGATGCCGATAAGGCTTGTTGAGTAAACAAGTCAGTAAATTCTGCTACTACCGTAAATGATTTAGAAGAAGGATAATTACCTGCTAAGTTCGCGGCACTATTAGTCAATTGACTAATAGCTCTCCACTCTCCCGCCGCTGGCCCTGTATCATTTACATAGTTGTCAGTGTTAATAGGGGCTACTTTGAACTTCAGGGTACCCTTATTCTTCTGGACACCGTTCACTAAGATAGGGGCGAATTTAAAGTTTCGAAGTACTTGTAAAGTGGATGGATTCTGTCTTGTCCGATATACCTGAATAGATAAAGCAGGTGGGAAGTACTCAAGTACATTAATCTCCACTTCTTTTGGTAAAGAGGTACGACCGCGACTATCTGTAATAGTAGCCCGTACCTTAACCTTACCGTTAAAATCAAGTGGACCAAAGCTCTGACCATTACTATTAATTGAGTATTTCTTACCTACAATGGAAGCATCCATACTCTTAATAGTAGAACCGTAACTACCTTGCGCTCCATTAAAGGAAACAGCTATGTCCGACACAATCTGAATAAATGTGTTAGCTGGAACTAAACTGGCCGCAGTTTTGTTCTTATCGACAAGTGTAATGGACTCTAAAGACGGCTGAATATTGTCAGGTAGGGAGGCGGTAAAGTTCACTGACTTAGTACCTAACCTACGACCGCCGTTAAAGGTAGTAATATACAAGGTACCTACACCTGAGATATTATTAGGTATCTCTCTAGCCAATTCCATAGGTACATACCAGTTCGCGTAAGAGCCGGCATTAGACGTAACAAGTCCTTGTTGATTACCGAAGTGATATCGAATCTCGTGGTAGTAGGAACCTACTGCCCGTCTAATACCAATTGAACACATTTGACCGATAACGCAGTTACTAAGGGTTATGTCACTTGTCCGTGGAATAGTTGTAAGAGTGAACCTATTACTAAGGTTCAATGAGCCAGGTGCTGGAGACCATCCACCGTCCCCGCTAAAGTGAGCGGAGAAGTCGAAAGTCTTAGCCCCGTCTTCATTATGTCGTACTGTAAATGTTCGGTCAATTAACCAAATCATGGAGTTAAATTGTAGCATAGCTGGTCGACCTGACCACTCTTGCTTTTGACCGTCAATGACTACATTCGCATAACAGTTATATTCTGCGAACGAGTACCATTCGTTATGTAGGGACAGTCGAGCTCGAACTTGACTTGTATTCTGTTCGACGTCCTGACCTACCTGGTCAATCCATAATCTTAATCTATAACCTCGGTCACTATTGGACCAAAATTCCGCCATAGTTTTCCTCCTATCCTGCATACCGGCATACGTTCAAATCTGGGTCGGCGTAGTGCTGTTCAGTAATAAATCTACCAATCTGAAGCGATTTAGTAAATACCCCGTTATCAATATGAATAACCCCTTGACTAATATACATGACTTCTTTACCGGCACTGAACATGGAAATTCTGTCCGGAGAAACCTTAATAGTAGCACTTGCATCATTCTTACCAATAATCAGTCCTTCGTTACTAGAAGACATATAGGTATCAATGAATTTCTTCAACTCCCGAAGTCCACCTAATTCAGCTACAGTAGCTTCTATTCGACGTCCTGCGTCAATTAGATCTGCTTCCGACTTACTAATAGCTTCCTCATTAGCTTTAATACGAGCTTCATAAGCCTTTTCCAGGTCACTAAGCTGCTCCATAGTAGCTTTTGCGGCTAACTCTGCTTCGTAAATTTGGGACTTTTCTGATAAAGCATTTAGCTGGTCCTGGGTCAACTTACCGTCAGCTTTACTATTAATACGGTAAGCTATATCTTCCGGAGCTTCCGTATGACTAGTATTTACAGTGCCTACTTCGACTTTAATCATAGCTAGCCATGCGGTAGTCTCTTGACTTAGTAAGTGAATGATAACGTCTTGGGAACATTTAGTATCTTCGGCTAAACAAAGGTAAGTAGAGTAGTACTTCCAATCTGTTGTTAAGTATAAAGGTTCAAGTGTACCCCTATATCCAGGTCGGAAGTCAATTCTTGCGTTAGCCTTGTTACTCTTACCCCAGAAGCTGATTCGAACATTTTGGTTAGTAAATCCATAGTCCGTAGATTCCCGACCGTCCCCGCCTACACGGAAGGTAATTTTTTGATTTTCGTACTTACCGTTCCAGGTAGAATCTAATTTAAGTGTACTATACCCTCTATATTTAGTAGTAGTATCGATACTTGCGACTAACTGTCCCTTAGTATCGTTTTCACCGTCAATTAGTTCGTAAGTAGAGTACGGCTCCTTCAGGCCGAATGTAAACAAGGAATTAAGGAAAAGGTTAACTCCACCTACCTGTACATTAGCCATACGGTCGAACCATCTGTACTTCTTAGGGTCTGTACTATCCTCTATTGTATAGTCCGAATAGTATCCCATATACCGCTGGTTACGATCTTCTAAACTAAATGACCTGGATCCATCTGCACTTCCAGCGTAGGCTACATGGAAGTACGAAGTCTTACCATCTGCCCCAGCTTTACCTGGAATACCTTGAGCCCCGTCACGACCTATCCATTTAGTCCACTTGTAAGAAGTCTTGTCTTTAGAATGAGCCTCGTTATAATCTTGGTACAGTCCAATATAGGCGCGACCTTGGTCAGTATGACTGAATCCTGTACCGTCTGGACTGTCGGAGAAGGCGATGTGAGTAAACTGGGATCTTCCATCTCGTCCAGGAGTACCCGGAATACCTTGTCTACCTGTTTCCCCTTGCAGTCCTTGAATACCTCGTGGACCCTGTTCGCCAATCTTGGATACCGAATATCCTGTCTCACTAGTGCTGTCAGTATAGTGCCAAATAGTTCGAGTCCATAGGTAAAATCCGGGCTGAACTTCTGGGATACGACTAGACCAGCTACCTGTAGGAGGTTCAGTACCGGAGGTGGAACCTGCGTAGGTAATATCCGTATGATGGAGGCCTACGCCGTCCTTCCCCGCAATACCGTTTTGTCCATTATTACCGTCACGAGCTATATACGTCTTTTGATACGCCGTCTCGGAAGTAGTGTCGGTATAAGTCCAGGTGGTTCGAGTCCATAGGAACTTACCCTTTATTAAACTAGGAACTTGCTGGGTCCATGTTGTCGGAGCAGATTGATCATTATCAGAAAGTCCGTAAACGACCTCGGTACCTTTTAGCCCTACACCGTTTTTACCCGGAAGTCCATCATTTCCTGAATCACCTTTAGGTCCTTGAGTACCCATACGGGCTACAGAATAACCTACTTCCGAAGTATTATCGGTGTACGTCCATTTAGTACGTGTCCAAAGATATTCACCGTAGGGAACTTCTGGGACACTAGACTGCCAACCCCCAGCTGGAACGTCTGTCCCAGAAGTAGCTCTAGCGTAACTAATTTCAGTATTTTTAATACCTACACCATCTTTACCAGCTATTCCATCATTCCCGTTATTCCCGTCACGAGCTATATAGGTTACGGAGTATCCTGTCTCGTGCGTACCGTTGGAGTATCTCCAAAATGTCTTAGTCCATAAGTATCTACCCCTAGTAAGTTCGGGAACTTGCGAGGACCAACCATCTGTAGGAGCTTGGGTACCTGATAAGCTAATACAGTAAGTAATATCAGTATCTACGATACCTACACCGTTCTTACCAGCTACCCCGTCAACTCCATCTCGCCCAGGTGTACCCGGCTCACCGTTTCGTCCCTGCTTACCTTCTGGACCTTCAATTTTAACCCACGTAAAGTCGTCAGGCTTTAGGTCTTCCGAACGCTTAGTAGTAGTTAGGACACCTATATACTTACCGTTCTCCGTGTTAAATCCTGTACCTAAAATGTCATTAGCGTACCTAATAACTACATGAGATTGCTCCTCGTTACCCGAAGAAATTGCTCCATCACCATCGTCGTTAATCAGGTCCATTAAATCGCGTCTAGGGTCATCGAATGTAACCTGTGAGTTCGATAAGTCGTCGTAGTCTACCGAACGGGCAGTAACCTTACGCCACTCGTTCAGCTTATAGAAGTCATCCACCACTAGCTGACTGTGATGTAAGTCAGGTACCTTATCGTACAAAATTGCGGACGCTTCATAGGTAACTAACGGCTTCGCGTATACATCTAAATAGGCTCTTGCCGCATCGAGCATACTTTGTTTAATCTTGAAGCGGTCATCGTGCTTAGACTTAGGAATGTATCTAGGACGCATCTGACGTTCAGTGAACCATGAAACGTCAATAAGGTAGTCACTTCCGTGGTTAATACTTGCGAAGGTGAGTTCCTCGTCATCATTTTCGCCCTTACCTGTCAACTTGTAAGCCGTACAAAGGTTACGGGAATCTTCCGCTCGTACGATATGGTTCAGGTTCTCTTCAACTACTAAAGGATAATCAATTTTAGATTCAGTATACTGCTGAATAATTACGACAGTTTTGACATAGCGGAGCTCTTGTTCGAATACTTCTTCGTACCCGAATGTTAGTTCCATGTTATACTGTTTAGCTAAATACCGAAGTTTATATAGTCCAGAATTTTCCTTTAAGGTAATGGACCGTACAGGTCGGTTACCTGAGTCAGTAGGAATGACTAATTTGACCCACTTACCAAAATCTTTAGTAATAGCTTCCGCAACGGCTCGAACCGTACTTCCTACCATTCTAATAGGGGTGGGTAACCCTTCAGCTAATTCATACCATAACGCATAACAAGTAAATTTAGTTAGTCCTTTAGCTGAACTGTCATCCTCCGCAAACTTAATACGGAACCATCTTTCTCCGAATTTGACCACATTTTCAGTCTTTAAGTGCTGATAGATAGATGAAGTCTCTACTGCTTCGAACGTAAGTACTTCCTTACCTTTCGAACGAGTAATAATTTCGTCCTCGTAGTGCTTATGAAAACACTCTACACTAACGCCAAGTAAATTGAAGTTCTGGTCATATACGTAAAGGAGGCTATCCGGAATAGGAGTCATGACTAAATTGTTATCAATCATTCAAATCCTCCTTAGTAATAGGACGGGGACAGCGAATAGCGGACCTGGAATGGAAGATTCGTCGTCCATGTCGCCGTATCACTGGTTCGGTAACTAATTCTAAGTACCGATTTTCCTGAAGGAATTTTAAAGAATTGTGCATTTTTCAAATACCCGAAAATGTTCTTAACATTATTGTTAATAGCTAATTGAAGTAGTTCGAATGTCCCAAAGTTAAACTTAATTCGATTTCCAGGATCAAGGATAATAGAATTAGTTCCAAACTCTACAGAACCTTGTCCAATACATTCAATTCGAATGTAGCCTGGAAGACGTTGAGCAGTACTAATTTCTACTTCGAAGTGTCTTGTAGGTCTACCCGGATTAGTAATCTCGTGACCGCTAATACCCGAAGTATAGCTATACTGTCCAGTAATTACATTCTTAGAATATTCGTAACCATCTTTAAATTGAATACCTATTTTAGTAATAAGGTGAGCTTGCGCAAAAATTGGAACATCTGTCAGCACACCGGGTTCACTTTCCCCGAGGAACTTACCGTATCGGAAAAATTCAGGGTCTTCTTTTGTGGAAATCTTCCAAAAAGATCGACTTCTAATGAATTGTTTAAATTCTCGATAAGTAGCGTTCACATGCTTTTCACTCTCGCCCTCAATTAGAACTGTAATAGAGGCAGTTAGTCCAGAAAAGGCAGTAGACGGGGAATCGAGTACCCCGTCAATACCTTCCGGATTTTTAAATCCTCCGTCCTTTAGAGCTGCGAAGCTAATTCCCGAATATTCTAAAATAGTTACTCCTTTAGTAGATAAGTCAATGTCGTCCACTAAAATAGTATCTCTATTCGCCATTTAGTCTTCCTTTCTAAGGTGTTACAATGTTACCCATGCCGGATAACGTTTCCTTACTTTTATTATACAGTCCGCGGGACAATTTGTCTACATCATCATTGCTACGAACAATGATAGTTCCGATAGTAATGTTACCTCCAGATGATTCACCACCGTCTTTAGGTTCACTAGAATCTGTAGGACGTTGATTAATCTTGTACAAATCCACCGTAGGCGCAGTAGCGGCTGATTCAACTAAACCTAATTGAGGTCCTTTGAGTGTATCAGGTACTTGGTCCATAACATGGTCGTAGATGTCCTTAACCTTGTCAATGATACCGTTATCCTGTACATCCATAGTAATGTCACTTAACGCATCGGATACAGCTTCCGCCATCTCTCTTGCGTTATCTCGAACAGTTCGAATCATGTTAGTAATACCGAGGCCGAAACCTTCTCCGGTATACTTACCGATTTTCATCATTTTACGAGACGGTGACTTAATCCCCAGCCACGACTTAGCGGCGTTCCACGCACTTTTAGCCATATTCGCGGCGGCATTAGCAGCGGCTCCAATCGCTCCGGAAATCCCGTTAACAAATCCCATTACGAAGTTCCTACCCGCTGACGCCATTTGGCCTACAAATGAACCTACTTTGGAAATCATTTGGCTACCCATGGAAGCAATCTTACCAACGGCTGAACCAATCTTACCGGCAATACCGCTAATGAAGCTAGTAAGTAATTTAGCCCCTGAAGACAACATCTGTCCTACAAATGAACCAATCTTACTAATCATCTGACCCATCATACTTCCGACAGTAGATAGGAGTGAACCTAGTACTGACAGGATACCGCTTACTAAAGAAGTTAGTAACTGAACCCCTGCTTGAAGCAATTGAGGTAAATGACTTAGGATAGTAGATAGTAGGGAAGCTAGAATCTGAATAGCTCCTTGAAGTAGTTGAGGTAGTACACTAATAAACCCTTGAAGTAAGGATGTAAGTAACTGAACCCCGGCGTCCAGTAGTTGAGGAAGTGCGTTAATAAACGCTTCCAGTAACGCTGTCAGAATTTGAATAGCGGCTTCGATTAACTGAGGAAGTACCTGAATAAGCCCCTGAATTAACGCCGTTAGCATCTGAATACCTGCGTCAATAATCTGAGGTAGATTATCTACAATAGCCTGAATGAGGGCCATGATAATCTGAAGACCCGCTTCAATTAACGTAGGTAAAGCCTGTACAATACCATTAATGAGGGCCATCATGATCTGAACCGCGGCGTCTACAA